CCACCAGCATGATCTGCAGCGCCTCGACGTCCTTCCGCGCCGGCGCGATCAGACACAGCGCGGTGGCCGCGTCCAGGTGCACGAGAGCCGCGTACCGGCGGTGCCCGGACAGCAGCTCGTAGCCACCGCGGGTGCGCGGGTGCACGACCAGGGGCTGGATCAGGCCGCGCTCCCGGATCGAGTCCGCGAGCTCGGAGACGTCACCGACGTACTGGCGCGGGTTCGCGGGGTTCGGGTGGATCTCCTCGAGTTGGATCCGCGCCAGACCACCAGCGGCACGAGGACCGGTCATGACGACTCCCCGCGCGCCCACCGAAGCTTCACGCCGCTGGCCTTGCCGACGTGCAGCCCGCGGTGACCCGCCGCGCGCGAGCAGCGGGCGACGTAGTCGCGGCGCATGCCCTTCCCGATGGCTGTCGTGCAGGCGGTGAAGTCCCCACACGTGTCAGCTGCGTGACGTCGCAGTCGGTAGCCCAGCGCCGTCCCCGACAGGAACGCCGCACCTGCCCATAGGGCCGCCCACGTGGCGGCGAAGGCGGTCACCACGACCCGTTTCGCAGCGGGGTCTGGTCGGCCCGGTAGTCGGCGTGCTCGTCCGCCCACTGCCACGGGTACCGCCGCCACCGGTTGTGCGACGTGGGCACGTCGATCCGGCGCTCGACAAACTCGCGGCGGACCGCGCCGATGGAGTCCCAGACGCCCCAAACGCTCCACTCCAACGGCCGGTCGGGGTGGCGGTAGGCGCGCTCCACGACGATGACGCGGCGCGTCACGACGTCCACCCCGTCTCCACCGCGCCGCACAGCGCGAGCAGGGCCACGACGACGGCCAGGACCAGGGCGACACCGAGGACCTGGCCGACGGTCGTGTGACCGGCGTCCGTGTCCGGGTCGGCCGGCGCGGGCCCGTCGACGACCTTCACGTGGCCGCGCGCGCTCTCGATGCGGTCAGTGATGTCGATGACGCCGGGGTCGTTGTCGCGCAGCAGCCACAGCGCAATCGCGGCGAGTCCCAGCACGGCGAGGAACAGCAGCGTCACGAAGCCGACGAGGGCGAGGAAGCCGTTCACGACGCCACCTCCATGGCGGGCATGACGTCGACGACGAGCGCAACGGGCTGGCCGGCGGCGAGGGCGATGACGTCGGCGACGTCGGTCGGTGTCGCGGAGGCGGTGAACCTCAGCCAGATCGGGCGGACCAGGGCGACGGTGGCGCTCACAGCTGCTGCCCCCCGAACGGGCCCCGGAACGCGGTGGCGGCGAACTGCTCGACTGCGGCGACTTCGGCGGCGGAGGGCTCGGCCTCGAGGCTGGTGATGCGGGCTCGGGCTTCGTGCAGCTGATGCAGGAGGCCGATGTTCTCCACGACGGCCTGGTCGCGCATGTCGCGGGCGACCGAGAGGCGGTGGTGCGAGTCCTTCGCGATCGCGCGCAGGGTGTTGAGGGGCGCGGTGCGACCGGCGTCGCGGCGGCGCATGGACCGGTCGTGGATCGCGGCGAGCGCGAGCACTACGGCCAGGAACACGAGGACGAAGGCGACCTCGAGCGTCTCCCGAGTCATCTAGACTCCCTGTCGTTGTCGATGGGCCGGTGATCTCTTCGCGGGGAGCCGGTCCATTGGCTTGTGTGGCGGTAGTTGGTGCGGCGCCCCACGACGGGGGAGACATGGGACGCCGCACCTGGCCGGTCGATTGCGCGACGGGGGAGACACGCACCGACCGGGGTCGGTGGCTACGTGAGCCGACGGGGGGACCACCCGAGTGCGCGCGCGACAGCCGCGACGAGTCGCGTCATGCCGACCGCCTCTTCTCGGTCGGGCCGGATTCGATCCATGCGGCGAGGTCGCCGGCGAGGATCGACGGCCGGTCTGTCACGTAGTGGGCGATGAGGTCGCCGCGGCGGATCGCGTCGGCGATGCTCCGCTCGGACAGGCCTGTCGCGGCCGACGCGGTCGCCAGTGTGTAGCTGATAGTCGTGACGGTCATGCCGCACGACCCGTGTTGCTCGCGACGCGAGACACCTGCGCGACGAAGAGAGAACCGGGGGGTGCGTTGAGCTGCTTCTCGATGGCCTTGGCGACGGCCGGCTTGCACGTGTTCCGCTTGCCCGAGCGGAGGTGTCCGACGGTGGAGGGCGAGCAGCCGACCTTCGTCGCCAGCGACCGGACGGTCTCCTCGCGGTGCGTCATGTAGTCGGCCAGGACGCGGGCGCTGATGAGTCTCACCCAGAACCTCCCGGTGTCCCTGTGGTCGTGATCCATGCTGACCTCGCAAACCGTAGACGTGTCTCGTGCAACGCGCAACAGGTTCGCAGACGTAGACAGGTTTGTCTACGTCTGTGGGGAGGAGGAACGGCCGCTGACGTGCAGGTCAGCGAATTACGGCCGTGTAATCTGCACACGCGGTGTCTACACATTTCGTGGACACCACTCGGCGTGTCGCGCGAGAGTGGGAGACATGGCGCAGCGAGAGACGCCTCCCGAGTGGAGGGCTCTGATGGACCCTCGGGGGATCGGGTCCGCTCGCGCGCTCGCGTCCAAGGCCGATGTCTCGGTCCAGGCCGTGCTCCGGCTCATGCACGGCGACGGCGAGCCGACGGAGGACGTAGTTGTCAGCGTGGCCTTCGCCCTGGGTGTGACGCCCTCGACGATCCGCGCGATGGCCGGCCTCCCGGCCGGCGAGAACGAGCCGTTCATCCTCCCGCCAGAGGCGAACCGCCTCGACCGCCGGCAACGCGCCGCCGTCGTGGAACTCGTCCGGCTCCTGGCTGACACTGCGCCAGCCACTGTGTCGCACCTCCCGGGTAGGAATCCCGCGGGGGACAGACGGGGGCTGAAGGTTGCGGCCAAGCGAAAGCGTGATCCGGACGATTCCGGGTCGAGATGAGTACCACCCATGGCGCCATGCCGAAGCACTCGGCGTGCACGTGGTCTTCGACGAAACCGAAGACTGCCTGGGCCACTGGGACTCCGACAGCAGGACCATCACGCTGGCTCGCGGACTCACGCAGCGCCAGCGCCGTGCCGTCCTGGCGCACGAGCTCGAGCACGCGAGCAACGATGACCGGCCGCTACTCGACGCCATCCTGCACGCCAGGCGCGAACGGGCCACAGACGCGGCCGCGGCGCGGCGTCTCATCCCGCTGGCCTGTCTGGCGGCTGCACTGTGCTGGACCGGCAACGAGCGCGAGCTCGCCGATGAGCTGTGGGTCGACGTCCACACTGTCCGCGTGCGGCTTGCCGGTCTCACCTCCCACGAGCGGTCCTTGCTCGAGGAGGCCCTGCGCGCTTCGTGAGGCCTCGTCGTGAGCCGCGAGCGCACCGTCGAGAGGCTCGTCGCCTACGAGGACCGCACGGCACGGTTGATGGTCGTGCTGGCGTTCGCCTTCATCGCCCTGTACGCCTACGACGTCCTGGTGATCGCGCCTCCGCCCCTCGTCTCGCGCGTTCTGTCGATCGCGAGCGGGGTGATCTGGGGCGTGTTCGCCGTTGACCTGGGCATCCGGGTCTGGCTCGCGCCGCAGCGCGGCCGGTACCTGCTCCGGCACCCGATCGACGTGATCGCGGTCGTCATCCCGGCATTCCGGAGCCTCAGGGTCCTGCGCGTCTTCACCGCGGGCCAGTGGCTCCTGCGGCGCGGGGCTCGCGTCGCGGTGGGCAAGACGATGGCCGCCATCGCAGTGAGCGCCTTCACGGTCGCTTGTCTGGGCGCGCTCGCGGTCCTGGACGCCGAGCGCGGCGCTCCGGGCGCGCACATCGAGACACTCGGGGACGGCCTTTGGTGGGCTGCGACGACGATGTCGACGGTGGGGTACGGCGACCTGTTCCCCGTGACCACGGCCGGCCGGTTCGTCGGCGTGGCCCTGATGGTCGTCGGAGTGTCGATGCTCGGGGTGATCACCGCGACGGTGGCGGCGTGGTTCGTCGAGCAGGTGCGCGGGCACCAGGACGACGACACTGCGGTGCTGGCCGCTGAGATCCGCGCCCTTCGGGCCGAGGTCGCGCAGATGAGGGCGGCCGAGGCGGCCGAGGACCTTGGCTAACGTGCTGGCTAACGCGGTCCTCGGAGGAGCGAAGGCTCGTCGCGCTGGTTCCCAAGAACTACGGGCGTTCTGGCGGGTGGGCCGCCTGGGGATCGAACCCAGAACCCGCGGATTAAAAGTCCGTGTTTCCGGTAGTCTTAGCGTGCGAGCAGCACCGAAAAGCCTTCTCGTGCAAGGGGTCTCGTGGGCAGGGTCCGGCAGGTTCCGGTACGCTCCTGGCTAACGTTTGGCTAACGTAGATCGGCTCCGTGTCAGTGGTGGACGAGAAGGTGCGACGATGACGAAGACAGCGCGACGGCAGCCGGGGGACGGCGCGCTGTACCAGCGCAAGAAGGACGGCATGTGGGTCGGTGCCGTCGACCTCGGCTCGACGCCTTCGGGCAAGCGCCGGCGCAAGGTGGTCGTGCACTCCACCCAGGCCGGTGCCCTCGAGAAGCTCCGCGAGGTCCGGCGACAGGTGGGCATCCACGGCGACGTGCCGACGCGCTCGACGACGCTGGCCGACTGGCTCGACCGCTGGCTCGTCGACATCGCCGCCAAGCGGGTCCGCCCGCGCACCCTGGACACCTACCGGCACAAGGTCCGACTGATCAAGGAGGCTGCGGGGCGCGCGCGGCTGGACAAGCTGACGCCCGCGCACGTGCGGGCCGTCCACGCGTACATCATCGAGACGAAGGGCTTGGAGTCCACCACGGCGCTGCAAGCGCACCGCATCCTGGCCAAGGCGCTCAAGGACGCCGAGCGCGAGGGCCTGGTCACCCGCAACGTCGCCACCCTCGTCGATGCACCACGTCGGGCCGTGAACAGCCGCGGGGCGCTCACCACGGGCCAGGCGCGCGCGGTCCTCACCGCGGCAGCGGAGGACCCGTTCGCGGCACGATGGGCGCTCGCTCTGCTGTACGGCGAGCGCCAGGGCGAGGCGCTGGGCCTGACGTGGGAGTGCGTCGACCTCGAGCGGCGCACCATCGACCTGGCGTGGCAGCTGCAGCGCCTCACCTGGCGCCACGGGTGCGGGGCGTCGCCCTGCGGACGCAAGCGAGGAGCGGAGTGCCCGCGGCGCAACCTCGGCACGCCGCCGGGCTTCGAGGTCCGTCCACTCGACGGCGGACTGTGCCTGACGCGGCCGAAGTCCGCGCGCAGCCGGCGCGTTATCCCGCTGCTGGACGTCATGCGCGACCTGCTCGAGCGACGCCGGCTTGCCACATTCGGTCAGCCGAACCCGCACGGTCTGGTGTGGCACGACGACGACGGCCGGCCGCTGGACCCGAAGGGCGACCGCGACCGGTGGTACGCCGCGCTCGAGCGGGCCGGTGCGCCGCGCGTCGAGCTCCACGCCGCGCGCCACACCACTGCGACGCTGCTCATGGAGGGAGGCGTCGACACGAAGGTCATCCAGGACATCCTCGGCCATTCCGACGTCGTCACGACCCGGAACTACCAGCACGTCGACACCACCCTCACCCGGGCAGCGCTCGAGGGCTTGGAACGCAGCCTGACCGGGTCCGGCGGCGCTACGCTCCCGGCATCGGCCACGGGGGTCGGCGGAACGGGGTGACGATGAAGCGACTCTTGCCGACCCTGCTGCTCGCTCTGAGCCTTGCCTCGTGCGGGTCGCCCGCGGAAGACACCGGTACCGCTGAGACGCCCTCGACGGTGTCCGATACCCCCACAACTTCACCAGTCCCGGTGGAAGTCAGCACCACCACTCCTGCGGTCCCCACCTCTACCCCCCCAGCCCCCACTACTGCATCGACGGAGGGTCTGCGCCTGGGGGAATGGGCCAACTTCCCCGATGGCTTCAACACACGTGCTCTGCAGTTCAGATCTTCGGTGGCGGCCGCCGTAGCAAGCGAGGCAAGCGGGGGGCGCTGGGCCTCCGTGCTGGTCGAATCGTGTAACGACAAGCGGGCTCCTGAGGCAACGATCTCCTGGCAGCCCTGGACCCTGGTCGACTCCTCAAACGGCCAATACCCGTCGTCGAGCGTCACGTACCAGGCCTTCCCGGTACCGGAGTACCCGTTCTCAGATGGCACATTGAAGCCGGGTGCGTGCAAGCGCGGATGGATCGTCTTCGATGTGTCGCGTGAGGCCAACATCACGTCGGTGACCTACGTCAACGAGGCGGGGTATAGCGCGTCATGGAAGGCCTAGGGGCACGCCCTACCCACCCCGCCCACCGCTCGCTACGCTGCGACCGCCGGCCACGGGGGTCGGGGGAACGGGGGTCGAACGTGAAGCGCTGGGCACTGGTCGTGGTGGCTGCGGGACTGCTTGCCGGTTGCACGAGTCAGGCCGGGCTTGCCACAGACTCGTCGAGTGAGGCGAGTCCCACCACGCCCGCCCTCGCAACCGCGGCCTGGAACTGTCTCAACCGGAGCCAGCCCGGCCTCACCGTCGGGGACTCCGGCAAGACCGTGACCCTGGACAGCAAAGGCAACGACGACGCCGACGGGGTGAGCTACGAGCAGATCGCCTGCGTGCTCCGTGCGTTGAGCACGCCGGACTCCGTGTTGGCTGACATCGACCAGACGCGCGCTCTTGACGGGCGGCAGGAGGCTTCCTGGGGCTCGTACTCGGCCGTCTGGCGGTACCACCCCGACTCGGGGCTCGAGCTCATCCTCACGCAGGCCTGACGCGCCCCGACCGCGTCGCCCGCCGCTGCTCCCTCACCCGTCGCAGCCGGTTCACGAGGACAGGTTCGACCTCGAGCGCTTCGGGCCGGTCCAGGAGCGCATTGAGCTGCTGGTAGTACGAGGTCGCGGAGAGGTCGAACTCGACGCGGATCGCGGCCTCCTTCGGGCCGTCGCCGTTCCAGCGCAGCTTCGCGAAGTCCAGGATCGCGCGCTCGCGTTCGGTGAGCGTCGCGGTGGTGGTCATACGGTGAAGGTAGGGCGAGCGTCTGACACAGACCCTGTCGTGAGGGACGGGCGACTACTTCTTGGTCGAGGGCCAGATCTCGTGCTCGGGGTCCCACCAGAGGATGGCGAACTCGTTGTCCTGGCGAAAGCCATAGAGCCGCTTGGCGCCAGTGACTCGGAGGTTGCTGATCTGGTCGTACTCGTCGTATCCGAGTTCGTGCAACCGTTCGACTGCCCGCCGAGTCGGGATCTCGTCGAGTGGGTAGTCCTTGGGCTTGCCTGCCTGCTGGGCGAAGAGTTCATGGACCGTCATCTTCTCGACGGCCTTGAGAAACGTCAGCAGTTCGGCGTGGTCGTGCGCAGTGATGGACGACAGGCAGTAGGGACCACCGATGTCGAGCATGTGAAACCGGAATCGGATGAGACCCACGACGGGAGGCGGGGCCTGTGTTGCTGCGACGGGCACGGCCTTCTTCGTCGATGGCATCTTGATGGCCGGCAGCTTGCGCCCGCCCTTGTTCCCCCGTTTCTGCATCAGCTGTCGCCGAGAAGTCCCTCGTAGTACTCGCGCATTGCGGAGTGTTCGATCACGGTGCTGCTGCGCTGCCCGGGTGCGAGGCCTGCGCGCGCGTCGAGCCAAGGTGACTCTCGGTGGGTGAGGTCGCTCAGTTGCGCAGCAGTGAGGCTGCCATAGCCGCGCAGGACGACGTCAACGGTTTCCTGCTCACTCGGCGTAAGGTTCGCGGGTCGGCCCGTGGGGATCGTCGACACGATCAGTTGGCCGCGGTGGGCCTGATAGAGCGCGGGTGCGACCGGACCGTTCGCCCAGGCTTCGATCCGGTCCGGGAACAAAGGCCGCTCTTCCCAGACCAGGTGCCAGGCCTGCGAGTAGTAGCTGAGCTTCTGCAGCTTCATCGCAGTCATCTGGTCCTGCTTGGCCAGGATGTACGCCGCCACGTCGAGCACTGAGGCCATCGCTCCTACACCACCCCTATGCGTGCCTAGGCCTAGCGTCACTCTAGCCGGGGAAACCGACCGCCGGCCCCCGGTCGGCGTCGTGCGTGTCCCCTGATCGGCCCAGTTCTGCGGATCGGACATGCAGATGCCGGCGCGAGCTACCCACGGGGGAGAGGGGCTCGCGCCGGCGCTGTGAGCCTACGGCGGCGCCGGGAGATTCGCTCGCTGGCGTGACGTGGGTGGCGGCGCCCTTCACTGGCAGGCGAGGGGCGCCGCCCGCACACGGCCACCCCCCGGAACCGTGAACGTCCCGGCGGGCCTGGCCACGGGCATGGTTGCATCCGCCGGAGTCGAGGAGGCTAGGGCGGCGGTGGCCGTCCGGCTGATGCTGAACGGACGTTTCATCACGCTCTGGTGTTCAACTCACTCGCCTGGCCGACCGATGACCGGATTCAGGGGGGACGACTGGTAACCGTCGTCAAAGGGGTCGACATGCACCGAGGTCTGATCGAGAACAACAGCGCATCGAGCTCGACTCTTCTCGTGAGCTGCGTGCTGGCGCTGATCCTGGACGCCACCGTTGAACGGGGCGACGCCCCGGACGAGCGGTCGTCGACGTGAGCGGCTTGGCGGTGGCCTACGCCCGAGGCGACGCGCGGGCGTTGAGCGTCGCCCACGCGGCGGCCCTGACCGCGCGACTGGCCGCGTGCGGGCAGGCGGTGGAGTTCATCGTGCACAAGTCGTTCGCGGCCGAGCGGGCACCGCGGTGCCCCGAGTGCCTGGCGGCCTGGGCCGGCGCCCGGTGAGCGCGCACCAGGTCCAGGTCGCGTTGGCGATCCAGGTGACGGGGATCCCGACCGAGTTGACCGAGATCACCCGGCTTCCGCTGCTGCGTGTGGCGTCGGCGGAGGTGGCCCTGCGGGAGACGACCTACGTGTTCACCACGGACGAGTTGGACCTGCAGACGGCGATCGACCTGCTCGAACTGCTGCGTGAGCTCTCCCGGTGACCCGGCCGCCTGCTGACTCCTGACCGCGCTGGTGGCACCATGCCCGGGCGGGGTTCGGCGGGTGGGAGCACGGTGATGGGTGGTTCGACCTCAGGGGTCCGGTGCCCCCTGTGCGGGAAGCCGGTGACCCTGGTCGACGCCGCCGGTGTGGGGCACGCCGAGATGGACTGCCCCAACGACTGCCGTCGGGCCCACCCGAGCCGGTGGCGGGAGGCCCGGGTGAACCAGCTCGTGGCCGAGGTCGAACGGCTCCTGCGCGACGAGATCGACCACGTGACACGTGACCCCGACGAGCCGATCACGGGGGACTGAGGTGCGCGGGTGGTGCGCGGCGGCGGCGAGCGCGCGCACCCAGGCCGGTCCAGGCGACGTGGCGTCGCCGACCTCAGCCTCCGGGACCCGGCCTCTCGAGGAGCTTGTGACAACCTGACTCGAGATGCTGCCTCCGGCGGTGCGCAGGCGTACTCGCCGCCCCGCGCAGCACGAGTGTGACCGCCTGCCCGGGCCCGGGCCAGTGCCATCCGGCACATCCCGTCCCGGTCAGTCCGTGAGAGAGGTCACCTCGAGCTCGCGGTCGCGCAGGTCAACGACGTCGTTGAACGCCTCCCAGCGCTCGAGCATGGTGCGCCGACGCGCCGCGAGCTGCTCGAAGTCGCACTGCTCCGGGTCACGGCGCGGCCCTGTGCGGCCTTCGGGGTCGGTGGCGATGAACTGCGCCAGTTCGTCACGGTAGGCGTGCTCGGCCTCGATGTAGGCGTCGAGGGCGCTGATGACCCGCTGTGGCACACGGGCAACCTAGCGCCGCGCGGATGATGCCGGAATGGCTCTGGGCTGATCGATTCGCGGATCCGCCGCAGCTCGCCGTCGAGCCACCCAAGGCCGAGGCCGCCCTGCGCTTGCCCGAGATCGTGCTGGCCTCGGTGGCTGGCCCGGACGACGCAGGGCGCCCCGCCGACCTCGTGTGAGGTGGCGGGGCGCCCTGGCGTGCGGGGTGTGTCAGGTGGTGCTGTAGGCGGCGTACACGAACTCGTGGTCGGAGTAGTACCGCTCGTAGCAGCCCGCGATGGCGTCTGCGCCAGCGGACGACGAGAGCCCCTTGTCGTAGAACTCCGTTTGGCACTTCGTCAGATCGGTGGACGTCTTGAAGTAGGTCGGGTGGCTGTCGTCGTTGTAGTACGTCTTGTAGTCGTAGTCGTCAGTACCGGTAAGCAGCGTCATGTTGGCGAAGACGTTGTCCACGCCGACCCGGCTGCTCGACGCGTCGAGCGCGGGCGTCAGGGTGTACGGGGTGTCTGTCTGGCTGCCCGTGAACCTGGTCCAGTACCCCGACGCGGTGCTGCCACTAGTCGAGCAACTCACCCCGTTGTCGTTGACGTTGTCGTCGCCGTCTGTTCGGTAGTAGGAGACGGTGCAGGGCCTGCGGTTGAAGTCGCCGCCGATGATGATCTTCGCGCCGGCGGGGAGCATGTCGGCGTCGTCGGAGCGCGTCTTCAGGAACCGCGCCCACTCGGCGGTGCGCTCCTCGTGGGGCCAGACGACACTTTCGGGCCGGAAGTGGGCGCTGTAGACGCGGAACAGTGCCCCGGAGCTCCTCTCCTGCACAAGCGCCGTCGACTGACGGAGGGTCACCCAGGCAGCGTCGAGCGTGCCGCCGTATACCTCGGAGGACGGCATTGTGAGGGGCGAGGATGCGGGGCTCGTCGATGTGGTCACCAGGTCCATGGTGGAGGTGTTGACCAAGATCGCGGTCTCGCGCTGCACGTCGGCCTGTGTCGTGGACTCCGACTCCATAGCGTTGTGCAGCGTCTGATTGCTGGTCGCTGCGTTCGCGACCGGGATATAGGTGTAACCGGTGTAGGCAGTGAGCTGAGTGGCCAAGGACTCGGACGACTCCTTGGTCGTCTCCGACAGCAGAACGATGTCCGGGGCGTAGATGTAGGGATCGGACGCCTTCATCGTGTTGAGGATGTTCTGCACCCGGTAGGAGAGGTGCTTCATGTCCCAGTTGTCGTTGATGTCGGTGTCGTTGAAGAGTTCCTCGATGTTGGCCTCGACGATCGCGACCTTCCCGCTGGGCGACAGAGGCAGCGGATTGGTGACGGCGTCAGCTGATGTCTGTGTCGCGATCGCCCAGGCCGTCGCCATGACGACAGCGGTGGACATGGCTATCACGCGCTTGCTCATACAGAGTCCTTCCCCCGTGAGTTGATGAGACGGCTCCGACCCTAGCCAGGCACGAGTACGAGCGAAGCCCGTTCAGGAACTCGCTCGCAGGGGCACGGCCGAGACGACGAAGAGCGCCCCGCCGAACCGTGTGAGCTGGCGGGGTCGGCAGAGCGGCATCGCTCCAGTGGGCTGGCGTGCTGACATCGACGCGGAGAACACCCGGCAGGTAGGGTCCGCGGTGCTAGCCGCCGACGCGATCAGGGGATGACAGTGGCCAAACTTGACTACGCATTGCTGGCCGAGTTCGCGAAGCTGGACGCTGCGGGCTCGATGAACATAATCGGGGCTGGCTTCGTGCGGATCGCGGCCTCCGCCATTCCTGCTCAGCAGCTGTTCTCTGTCGTCGGGCGGCTGTGGTGCGACCCCGCCGATTCGAACATCCCCATGCGCGTGGTGTTCTCGGACCGGGCGGGTCAACTACGGATTGCCTCGGAGGGCCTGCTGAGCCCTCAGCCGCACGCAGCGACGGTCGATGGGTTGGTCTCTGTGAGCTTCGTATCGACGCAGATCGTGCCGGTACCGAGGTACGGCATGTACGACGTCGAAGTGTGGCTGGGGGACGAGATGGCCCAGGCGCTCTTCTTCGAGGTCGTGCCGGTTGAGCCGTGAGGTTCAGCGTGAAGCCGCACGCGCGGCAGCGAATGGCCGAGCGGAGCGTCTCAGAAGAGGACATACAGCGAGCGCTCGATGAACACTTCGAGCGAGTCGGGACGCCGAAGAACTCAACCCGCTACCGTGGCCCTGGAGTGAATGGTGACACCCTCAAGGTGTGGGTCTACCCGGACGACGGTTACAGTGATGTGGACTACCGCCTCGTCAAGTCGGTGGCATGGGACGGGGTCGATGATGGGGAGTGACTGTCTTGCTTGAGATCACCATCGACAGGCTGGACGACGTTGCGTACATCACCATGAGTGACAAGCGTGTAGTTCGGACCGTCGAGTTGCAGCCCGACGTCCTGGTTGACCTGGATGAGATGAACGTTGTCGTGGGCGTCGAAGTGCTCTCGCTCGATGCTGTCATGCCCTTCCAGAGGCTCATCGACGAGTTCCACGTGCACTCCGGGGTTGTTGATCTGCTTCGACTGGTCCGTCCGAGTGTCGGCAGTTTCACGGCGCGCACTGGCGAGACGTCGATGCGGGAAGCGGTCGGCGATCATTCCGCTTCGCATCAGTCAGCCTGACCTCACGCACGACGAAGCCCCCGCCCTCCCGGAGGAGAGCGGGGGCTTCGTCGTGCAGTGTCGGGCCAGGCCCGCCCCTCGGCGACGGACCCGACCCGACGTCAGGGGGCTACCGGCTGCGCCAGGTGAAGCCGTGCTTGCGGCCCAGCGTCGTGAGGGCACTCGACGCGGACCCGCCGTTCGCGGCGACCGCACGGGCGTGTGCGATGGCCGTCGCCCGGTTCCAGCGCCCCGTCACGGAGGCCGGGTCGTTCATGAACTTCTCCGCCTGGAGCGCCTGCTGCCAGATCGCGACCGACGCCGTGCGGCGGATCCAGCGCAGCGGCGAGGTCAGGTCCGCGTAGACGACGACGCGACCGGGGAACGGCCAATGCTGCTGCGTGGGGCGGGGGTGGTAGTCCTTCCCCTTGTAGGGGCGGGCGGCGGCGGTGGCGTGGGCGAGGCCGTCGAGCCCGCGGTCGTAGTCGACGACCTGGGAGCGGGCCAGGGCGGACAGGCCGTAGACGGAGTCGCGGACGACGCCGTGGCCGTGCTCGCCCGTGGAGGTCCACCCGTAGCGGCGCAGTCGCCACCAGAAGGCCACGTTGCGGCGGCGCAGCTCGACGGCGATCGTCGTGAGCTCGGCGTCGGTGAAGGTGCCACGCTCGATGTCGAACACGTCGCCGATGTCGTGGGCGCCGACGGACGCGGTCGCGCCGGCCGAGGGCAGCGGGCCCGCGCCGTCGGGGTCGCGGAAGCCACCCTGGATGACGACCAGGGTGTGGCCGGTGACCCGGCTGACGTCTGCGATCAGGTCCCAGACGCGCTGGGTGAGGGTGCAGCCGTTGCGGGTGACCTTGGTGTCGGGGGCGGTGGTCACTGGTCGACCCCCGGCTCGGCCGGGGGCACGTCGGTGATGACGTGAGCGCCGGCGGACGGGGTGGTGGCGTCGATGGGGGTGTCGCCCTTGAGCCACGCGGGGATCAGGCCGCGGTCCTCGAGCGCGTTGATGACCTTGGTGACGACAGCGAGTCCGGCCAGGACCGACGCGGCGATCGCGCCCACCTTCACCGTCAGGTCGGTGCCCGGTGGCAGGAGCGGGAGCACGATCGACAGCAGGACGGGGACGATCGTGAGCAGCGCGACGATGCCCTGGTACAGGGTTCGCAGCGACCGCCGGGTCGAGTCGTTCATCGGTTGGGTCCCTTCACGAGGAACGCCCCCGGCGGTTGCCGAGGGCGTCAGGGGCGAGCGCGGATCAGGGGCTGGGGGTGTGGTCCAGGACGACGTACAGGGCGAGCAGGACCGAGATCCCGAGGGACACCCACGTCGCGATGGGGGTGCGGGGCGGTCGGTCGGCGCGCTCGGCCTCGGTGCTGGCCTTGAGCGCGGCCAGGTCGACCTCGAGCCGGTTCACGCGCACCGCGAGGGATGACACGGCCGCTTCGGTCCGGCGGGCGGCGTCGGCCGCCATCGCCGCCGACGTCTTCACCGACCCGAGCTCGACCAGGATGGTGTCGGTCCGGTTCCCTCGCGTGACGGGCGGGAAGTCCTCCCCCATGGGCTCGCTCATCTCCTCGCGTCCTCCCGTCGTGATGGGTGCCATGTGGTTCTCACAGCGACGCGGCGCGGATCCCGGCCTGGCGGTTCCTGACGGCGATCGGGCGGATCGGCGGCCGAGGGACGAACGAGGCCGCGTAGTTCATGTCGGCGAACAGGGCCGAGACGTCGCCATCGGAGAGGGCTCCGTCGAAGATGACGACGTCGTCGAGGCGCCCGTCCAGGTAGGCCGTGTCGGAACCCCAATAGCGGCCGAGGATCAGCGAGCCGTCCGATGCGCCGTTCGTGCCGCCAGGGGTCGTGGTGCTCTTCAGGGAGCCGTCGACGTAGAACTTCATGGTCGTGCCGTCGTAGGACGCGGCGAGGAAGTACGTCGTCCCGGTGCTCAACGGCGTGGACCAGTGCGCGGTGCGCCACGCGGTGTTGTCGTAGAAGCCGCACCCGAACTGACCCGAGCCCCAGAGGTTGTCGAGGTTGTGACCCATCGCGAAGTTGAGCTTCGCACTGCCCGTGCGGGTCATCCCGACCACGGCGTTGCTGTTCCCGGCGGCGAACGTGTCCAGGTTGATCCAGGCCCCGAGCGTCCAGTTGGTCAGGTTCCGCAGGGTCGTGTCACCAGCGCGCGAGCCGTAGCCGCTGGTGAAGTCGACGGCCTTGTTCGTCCCGACGCTGTTGGTGGAGATCCCCGCGACGCCGACGCTGTAGGAACTGTTGAGGTTCACGGTGCGGGCGTGCCCGGACGAGTCGGCCAGTGTTGTCCCGGCGGTCTCGTCGCACTTCCACCAACCGAGCAGGCTGGTCACGGGTCAGACTTCCTCGAACCGGATGTAGCCGGTGAAGTTCGGCGTCCCCGAGCCTGTCACGGTCGTGACCCTCAGACCCAGGCGGGTGGACACGACAAGCTCGGGCTCGTCGTCCAGCGGCCACTGGATCCGGTCGAAGCCGCCTGCGGGGCTCACGTACTCGGACAGGAGCACGTCGCTCGCGGTGGGCTCCGCGGTGAACGTCTGCAGCGCCGAGCACAGGGCCGTCCGGGCGCCCTGACCGCCACCCTTGACCAGCGTCAGAGCGGAGGACGTGCCAGCGGTGGTCTGCAGCAGCAGCTCCACCAGGACCGGAGTCTTCGTGGCGTCTGTGCCGTCGAAGGAGAACCCCACCTCCTTGACCCGCAGGCCCACGGTGGAGGGCGTGACGACCTGGATCATCGTCTTGGCGCCGTTCGACGCGCACGCGACGGCGGACACGCGGGCGACGTACAGGGGCTTGGACATGCGGGCTCCTAGCGGACTCGGTGGAGACGGTTGGGGAGTCGGGTGACCGCGACGGGTCGGGTGAACCCAGTGGGCAGCGGGCCGAGGGCTGGGATGCCGCACGAGGCCGACGTGAGATAGGTGACGATGACCTTGTCGGCCGCGGAGAGCGCAGTGGTCAGGAGCATCACAGAACCCGAGAGCGTGTAGTCCACGCCCCCCCACGCCTTGCGGAGCCCGTTGACGAACAGCTCGTCGCTCGAGGTGATCGGCGTGGCACCGAGGTAGACGGCCAGCTCACCGCCGACGGCGACGATGTAGCCCCGGCACACGGTGACCGGCGATGGCGTCTCGGGAGCGTAGACGCCCGTCGCGGTGCGGTAGGTGGGGACCTGCCCGTCTGTGGCGCCGGACGGATGCCATTGCTGGATGCGGGGTCGGGTGGCGCCCATCAGGCGACATCCAGGGAGAAGTTCGCGACCTGCGTGTAGCCGGTGGTGTTGCCGGTGACGTACAGCGTCGAGTCGATGGAGGTCGCGGTGGCGATGCCGGCGGTGATGCCGGCGCCGGATGCGACGGCTCCGCCGTGGACCTCCGCGCGCGTGCCCGTGTAGCCGGTCTCGGACCACAGGCTCGTGCTGTCGGGGTACCGGCCGGACAGGAAGTCGGGCCCGCACAGGACCGCGCCGATCGCCACATCGCCGACGACGGCGGCCACCGACGCCGCGCTGACCGCACCCAGGACGTCGTGCAGGTCGGTGCTCGCCGAGTTCCGCAGGGTGACGGTGCTGTAGTCGCCCTCGAACACGACACCTGCGCAGTAGCGGTTGTCGCTGGTCGTCAGACTGATCGACGTGCCACCGGTCGGGCCGAGCCCGACCCACAGCTTCATGTAGCTGTCCGCGCCGCCGGGCCCGGGTGAGCCCGAGAACAGCAGCGTCCACGTCGCATACGCGCCGCTGACCGCAGTCACGCCTCCAGAGGTGACCAGGACCGCGAACCCGTCGGTTGGGGCGGCAGCGAGCGTCACCGTCGAGGTCTCCAAGCCGCCGAAGGTCTGGACCGGGGCGGGGTCGCTGGTGGCCTGGTCGTAGTAGGCGTAGGACGCGACCAGGTCCCATGTGTCAGCGCCGATGCCCAGCCGAAGTGACGCGAGGTCGGTGAGTGTCAGACTCGCGCCCGCGATCGAGTAGTCCACGGCGGGGTCAAGACGGATCCCGTTGAGGCTCACGACCTCGCTGGACGCCTCGGGGATGTACGTCAGGGTCAGCGGGGAGGTCGTCGCGTATGTCAGGTCGAACTGGTCGAGATGCCACTGCGGGGTGGCCATGGACTCGCTCGCGGACGCATCCCCGCCCTGAAGCAGGGTGGTGTCGTCGTCGGCGGGGAACGGGGTGTCGCTCTCACCCAACGCCAGGCCCTGGGCACGCCAGCGGGCCAGTCGTTCGACGCGCTGACCGATCGGACGTGGGGGCCGGCGCAGCTCGCCGAGCTCGGAGTCGACCACTAGACCAACACCTCCAGGTCGTGCTCGCAGGTCAGCGTCCCGTCCTCGGCCTCGACCAGGGCGAGGGACAGCACGCGGGCGGAGGACAGGGTGCCCGTCGAGGAGTACGCGGAGACCCGGTCACCTGGGCTGTAGTCCAGAAACGGTCGAGTATCCGCGGTCGGCACCGTCGTACAGGACTGCACGTCGATCGTCGTGCGAGCGGTGCGCGACAGGATCCGTGACGCGGCGGCAGCGGCCGTCGCCTCCGACGCGGTGTTCCCGAACTCGTAGTACGTCTCGCGTCGACCGTAGGTCGAGACCCCGGTCGAGTTCGACGCCTCGGTCCACCCGTCCGCCGAGCGCACCAGCGCTGCGGTCTTGCCGGTCGAGGTCGCGGCAGTCTCATACGCGGTCAGGTTCTTCCCGCCCTTGAGCAGGACCGTCGCGGACTTGTCCGACCCGCGGGTCTCATACGCCTTGAGCCGGTTCGTGGCCGGGTCCGCCCAAAAGTCCACGCCGTGGTCGACGAGCGTGGCGATGACGTCGAGCAGGTTCGTGCCGCAGCGGATCGTCGTTGCGATCAGCGTCGACCAAGCCCGCGACGAGGAGTCCAGGGTCGCTGACCAGTCAACCGTCAGGTAGCCGACCCGGGACACCCCACGGGCGGTGGCGTCGTCGATGAGCGCCCGGGCGATCTCCGAGGGGTACCACTTGGGCTCGCTGGACGCGACGCTCCAGTTGGTCAGGTCAGTGTGGCGCAGCACCTGGGTCGGCTTGCCCGTGGTGTCGATCTCCGCGATGCACGCCATGAAGCCCGCCTTGCCCGACGGGGACCCGTTCACCCCGTTGGTGGCGTAGGCGGCCAGCTTGTGCGTCCCTGCAGGCAGGGACAGGACTCGGGTCGCCATTCGCCGCCACGTCGGGCCGTCCTTCTGCAGGTCCGAGGTCTGCACCATCAGAGCGCCGTCGATGAAGAACTGGAACCCGCCGCCGTCGCACGAGGCGTAGAGGCGAACCCGCTTGGTCGTGGTCGTGGTCAGCGTCGCCTTGAACCAGTTCCGTGCGTTGGCCGAAGTCGACGACGCAGGGTTGGTGCGCCAGATCCAGTACGCGTTGCGGTCCGGCCACCCCTTGGGGTAGCCGGCGCGATGATCGGTGGCGTCCTTCTGACGAAACCCCAGTGGGCTGTACCAGGACGTGCGCGCGTCGAAGCCGCCGCCCGTGCCGGCGAAGTTGAACGGCCGATCGCTCGGGCTGTACTGCGCCAGTGTCGAGCCCTGCGGGTAGGTGACCGCGTCCTCGAGCCACGCGAGCATCCCGCGCCCGGACAGGGTCAGCCACACCAGGCCATCCGCGGACACCTGCGCGCGCTCGATCTTCTCGATGATGAACGCCGCCACCTCGGTGCCGTCGTAGGCGACCTTGATGATGCGGTCACGGGACACACCGGCGGCGTCATCGCTGGGGACGGTCACGGTGCCGGAGCCCACTCCGTTGAACTCCTCGAGCACCTGCAGGCCACGGCGGCGCGACAGGACGCGGATGAACGTCGAGCCGTCCCCACCGTAGAGGCGGACCTCGATCGCGGGGGCGCTCACAGGTACGCGCCCCGGTAGGCGACCGCGCAGCTGCCGCCACCAGTCAGGACGAGGCTGTTGCTCCCCGGCCGTAGAGTCAGCCAGTCGACGAAGGACCCGTTGTGGGTGACGGACCCGGCCACCGAGGCGGCCGAGCGTGTCGCGGTGAAGGCCTCGCAGTCCAGCACGGTGGACGCCGATGACAGCCCGGGGACCTGGACCCATTCGCCGGTGGTCGAGTTCGTGAGCCGCTGCGTCGCGGTCACGCCCGAGAACGTCAGGGTGATCCGCCGGGTGTCGGTGTCGCCGATCACCGATGGCGTGGAGGTCCCGGTGACGGTCAGCGTGGAGTCGCTCGTCGCGTACCAGAGGCCGTCGAGGATCTCGATGTCGATGGCCACCCGACCCGCGTGGGCGGCCACCTGCTCGATGCGGTCCAAGCCGCCCAGGTAGCGGCCGGCCGCGGAGACAGTGAGGTCGCCCCCGCTCGTGCGTGGGATCACCCTGGTCACGGTGAACGTGCGGCCACCGTTGAACAGCAGAGCCGCGAGTGCGCGCGCGTTGTCCAGGTAGCGGGCTCGCGCGTCAGTGGGAACCAAGTCCGCGCCGTTGTTGCCGTAGAGCAGCCCCTGCACGGTCATGACCCGGGGACCGGCCCAGAACGCTCCAGCAGAAGCGCCGGCCCGGCGTGGGGTCTCGTAGTCGCCGCCCCGCATCGGGGGTGCTCCTACGGATCCGGGCGTGGCCTGGATCGAGTAGAGCAGCGTCGCCAGGTCGGTGCCGTTGACCGTCAGGGACTCGCTCATCGCCCACCCATCCCCAGCAGGAATGCCTCGTTGCGCAGGGCGCGCGGCACGGAGGTCGCGGCCTGCTCCCCGGGGGCGCTGATCGCGGTGATCTGGCCGATCGTGATGCCGCCGGCCGGTGAGGCACCGACGCGGGCTGCGAGGTAGGCGTAGGCGGCGGGGAGGTTGTTGGCGTTGACGGCGGTCATCAGCGGCTTGTTCGCCTGCGCCACGGCAGCGCGGGTGATGAACTCGCCGTCCGCTGCCCGCGTGTCGAACGAGTCCTGCCATGACGGGCCGGGACCGTAGACGAAGCCGCCCGTGGCGTGGCCGGGACTCGACGTGTCCGAGTCGCGGCGGGTCGCGCGCAGCGCCGACCCGCGTACCTCGACCACGTAGGTGCCCTGCAGGTTGTCCAGGTGGCGCTTGAGCTCGTCGGCGGCGTTCTGCGCGGCGTTGAACCCGGACGTGGTGACGGCTGTCGCCACCTTCGTCGGGATGAGGCCGTACTTGTCCGCGAGCTCCTTGGCCGCGGCCTTGGTCAGACCCATCTTGATGGCGGCGGCGACGAACTCGTCGCGGGCGTCCTTCGTGCGCTTCTCGATCTCAGTCGTGGATGCGCCGGCGGCCTGCCATGCCGGGACCGCGTCGAACAGGGCGTCGCTGATGCCCTTGAGGGCGGCCTGGTTGTCTCGGCCGGCCTGGGTCGTGAGGTCCAGTTTCGTGCGCTGGGCGGTGACCGCCTGGCCGTTCTTCTTGACCGCCTCGGTGGCGTCGGCGAACGACTGCTCGAGGTTGGCGGTCGCCGTGTCGGCATCGGCGGTCTGGCCGCGAAGTGCCTTGAGCGCGTCGTCGAGGTTCTTCACGGCGTCCTCGGCCTTGCTCGCGGCCAGGTCCGCGAGGGTGACAGCGCCGCTGAGATCGCTGTTCGCGCCAGCCGCGTCCTTGGCCGCGTTGCCGACCCCGGCCAGCGCGTCCTTGTACTGCGGCAGTTGCCCGAGGATGGCGTCCATGGAGGGAGCGACCGTGCCTTGGGCGATCGCCTGCCTCTTGAGGGAGTCTGAGAGGCCGTCGAGCTGCTTGCGTGCGATGTCGGCGTGGCCGCTGCTGACCAGGTTGGAGAGGGCCTGGTCGAAGTTGTTGATGAAGTCCCCTGCGGCAGCGAGACGCGGGTTGTCTACGGCTCCGAACGTGAAGAAGTTCGTGATGTTGTCAAGGTGGCGATCCATGCCCGGTGTCGCCAGAACCTCGTTGAACTGGTTGAGGGCGTTGGCTCCGTCGAAAGTGGCGGAGGTGAACCACCTGGCTCCGCCTTCGGCATAAGAGCGCATCACGGACTCGAGCTGCTCGACGCCGGGCTGAAGCTTGTCGATCTCGTCGCGCATCGGCTGTGTCGCGATGGTGGCGATCGCCGCAGCGGAAGCGTAGGCGCCGACCGCCTTGGTTAGGCCGCCGAGTACCCGGGTCGTGCGGGGGGAACGCTCTCCGAGGACTGTGATCGCGTCCATGGTGCCCACGATGCGAGGGGCGAGAAGGAGGAATCCGCCTGACAGGGTGGTCACGGCGAGCCCTGCGGCGAGTACCGGTCCCGGAAGGTCGCCGATCTCGTTGACCAGGTCGGTGGCAATCTTGACCGACCCACGCATGACGCCGTTGGCGTCGGAACCGGTCTTGATGAAGGTGGTCTCGAGCGAGCCTCGTAGCTGCTCGACGTCACCGGCGAGGTTGTCCAGCCGGGTCGCGGCCTGCTCGGTGGCGTAGCCGGCGTCGTTGACGTTGTCGCGCCACTTCTTCACGCCCTCGGCGCCGTCGTTGTACAGCACCGCGGCCGCGCGAACGGCGTCGGAGCCGAACAGGGTGGCCAGGGCGGCGTTGCGGGCTTCGGGGGTGAGCTTGGACAGTCCCGCCCGGAGCTTGCCGGCGTAGGCCTCAAGGCCGATGAACTGCCCAGATGCGTCGTAGGCGTTGAGTCCCAGCTGGTCCATGAGGTCGGCTGCTTGCGCGGACTGCGGGGTGAGGCGCTGCAGCATGGTCTTGAACGAGGTGCCCGCGTCCGAGCCGATCAGGCCTGCGGAGGCGAACTCCGCCAGCGCTCCGGTGGTGTCCTCCACCGAGAGGCCGGTCTGCTTGGCGACCAGGGCGGACTGCTTGAGGGCCATGCCGAGGTCGTCGACGCCGCCCTGGGCCTTGCCGGCACCGGCGGCCAGGAGGTCTGCGACGTGCTCGACGTCGGACCCGCGCAGCCCGAACACGGTTAGCGCGGTCGCGGCCGTGTCGGCTGCGTCGGCAACCTCGATACCGCCGGCGGCCGCCAGGTCCAGGGCACCTCGCAAGCCTCCCCGCAGGATGTCAGCGGTGGACACGCCGGCCTTGGACAACGCTTCCTGCCCGGCGGCGGCCTCGGTCGCGGAGAAGACCGTGTCAGCGCCCGCCTTGAGTGCAGAGGCCCGCAGCTGCTCCATCGTGGCCGCGGATGCCTTCGTGGCGGCCTGGACGGCCGACATCTGCTTGTCGAACCTCGCGGTGGACGCGACCGCGGCGACACCCAGTCCCAGGAGGGCGCCTCCGGCGATCGTCGCCTCCGTCGAGACACCCTGCAGGGACCGGGCGGTGCCCTCGACGTGCTGCACAGCGTCCTTGGCGAACGCCTTGGTCGACTGGCCGGCCTTGGCCATCGCCGCGGTGTACTCGGAGGTCACGGCCCGCAGGCGGACCGAGACGGTTCTGTCGCTCACGAACGTCCCTCCTGCCTGAGTGCGTAGAACCGGCGCCCGTCCATCACGGAGGCGTCGTGGTTGGTCGTGAACCGGCGCTCGTCGACGCGGATCGCTTCGCAGGCCTGGCACACCGTGGAGCGGGCTTCCCAGTCGTGCAGGGGCCGCTGGTGCTCATCCAGGGCGGTGGTCTCGTCGATCGGGTGCCCGCACCCGGTGCAGCGCAGCCGCAGCTCGGCCTGCCAGGCCAGGGCGTCCTCGACGTCCTGCGGGAGCCACTTGGGCTCGTAGGGGTCCGTCGGGTTGGGCCACACGCGCCCCAGGACGATCGAGCGTGGTTCGCGGTAGTGGTGCGCTAGCTCGAGCTCGGCGGCGAGTCGCTCGTCATCACGGACGCGTCGATCGCTTTTGGGACCTCGACCACTCCGCCCTGCGCGGCCATGCAGGCGCCCCACAGTCGCGTGATCTGCCCCGTGCCCCACTCGTCGTACTTGCGGGCCCACCACGCCGCGGTGGTGCCGGTCGGTTCGACGACGGACAGGGCCAGCAGGGCGGGCGGGAACGTGTCGGGGTCCCACCCGAGAGTGGCGCTGGCGTTGTCCTCCTGCTCCTTGCTGGCGGGGTGCGCGAGCCGCAGGTCGGTGTATGCCTTGCGCCCGATGGACGCGAAGACGAACTCGACCTCGGCGTCCTTGGCCTGCCCGCGCAGTTGCACGATGCGTTCCGCGAGACCGGGGGCCACGGGCGTGCGGTTCATCTGCTCGTCGAGGGTCTTCTCACGCTCGAACTGCTCGGTAAGCCGGTCGATCTCCAGGACGAGCTCGGAGTCCAGGCAGATCGAGGTCCGCACGAGAGTGGGCTGGTACTTCTGGTCGATGTCGTTGGCTGTCGCCACGGCGGTCTCCGAGGGTGTGGGCGGCGCGAGGACGCCAGCAGCCCGCGACCTCGGGCGTGAGGTGCGGGCTGCTGGCGGATGGGCTTACGCGAGGACGGCGACGCCCTCGTAGAGCTGCTCGACCGCCCACTCGACGACGAACTTGCGGGCCTCGTCACCCCAGGGCTGCGGGGACCGCGAGGACACCGAGCCCTTGTAGACGTTGACCTTCTGCGCGGCCGCGACCGCCGCGGTGCCACCGAACTCGCGCTCGACGATGTACCCGGCGGTGTCCAGCGGCAGGGTCGTCCAGGCGTCGTCGTCGGCGGAGACCGAGTCGCGGAACAGGCGCATCGTGACGGTGCTGGCGTCGATGTTCCCGGGGATCGACTTGTTGCGCCGCGAGGACGCGTCCGACGCGTCGATCTGGGACGCGGACTGCGGGGCGTCGAAGCCGTCGCGCGTGGCGAACGGGGTGAGCTCGGTGCCGGCGCCGACCTCCGCGACGGTGGGTGCGCCGGTGCCCGAGGCGATGGTGGGGACGTACCAGAACCGGGACTCGCCCGTGGTGCCCTTACGGGACATGACTACTCCTCGTGGGTGCCGGCGGACGCCGGGTCAGCGGGGTCCGGCACCGGGTCCGGTGCCGGGGTCGAGCCGCGCCTGGTGCGGGACTCGGGTTCGGGGGTGGGGGTCTCGTCGATCGGGACCCAGCCGGACTTGGCCATCACGTCCACGCGGGACTCATCGACCTCGACGACCTGCTCGGGCGGCAGGTCCGGGTGGCGGAGAACGGGCACGGGGAGCCTCCTGGCATGAGGAAGGCCCGCCACTGGCGAGCGGCGGGCCCTTGCGGTGGACGGGGTCAGGCGGGCGTGGTGGCGATCAGGTACCGGTCGACGGCGAACCACGTCGAGGGCTGGGGGTCGACGTCGCGCGCGACGAGCGTGGAGTCCGCAAGCTGTACCGGCTCGCAGTGCCTGCCTGCGACGGTCAGGTGCACGCCGAGCAAGGCGCCGCGGCCGGTGTCCCGCACGGTGTCGGCGTCCTGCGCGCGGTCCGCGACGTAGGTGACCTGCACGACGTGCTGACCGTCGGCGGCCGGGGCGGCGGCCGTGCCCTCGCCCGGCGTCGTGGTCCCCGGGTACACGATCGCGTAGGCGGCGAAGGCGCCCGAGCCGTTCGCGCCACCCCCGGTGGGCTTCTCGCCGTAGCCGACTCGTCCGGAGCCGATGGCGGCGGTCAGGGCGTCGAGGACGGCAGTGGCGACGGGGGCCTCGACGGGGTACTCGGTCACCGGCCCAGGTCCTTGAGTGCCGCGTCCAGGAGCGCCTTCTCGAAGTTGGGGCCCTCACGGTCCAGCGCCGGCCCCAGGTGGGTGTGCGGCGGGTTGTTGCTGGTGCCGTACTCCAGGATGTTCCCCAGCGCTCCCTGCGGGAGGTCCTTGTCCGGGCCGATCACGGCCTCGACGGCGCCGAAGCGGCCGTCCCCGTGGATGTCGTAGGTGATCGACCGCGGGTACAGGGGCGCGTGACGCAGGCCCGAGGCGAAACGGCGCGCGTCGGTCTTCACGTTCAGGGCGCCCCTGCGCACCACAGCGGCGGCCTCCGCCCCGATGCCGCCGGCCTTGCCCTCCAGGGTGGCGGCGAGCGCGTTGAGCTCGGAAGCGTCCACGGTGACGTTCACGACACCTCCTGGCAGGCGATGCGCCGCGCGGTGATCTGCGACCCGTGGATCGCGCCGAGCGTGGTCAGAACCCGCCCGACCTGCGACGCGTCCTGACCCGACGCGGTGATCGTGACCCGCGCGCGCGGGGGGATCACGACGTCGGACACGGGGATCGACAGGGTCACGTCAGCGACGCCGGAGTCAGCGCCGGCGGAGTCGATGATCCGGTCCTGAGTGTCCCGGGGACGGACCCGGCACTTCCCCTGGTACAGGGTCGAGTACGTGGGGGTCCGGGTGAGGGTGCCGGCGTCGAACGTCTCCCCTGACTCGACCTCGATGGTGCACGTGTCGGTCATGAGCCGTTCAGCGTGGATGCGCCCGCGGGACAGGGTCCTCGACAGGTCGGCCATGTCAGCGGCCCGTCACGTAACTGGTGCTACGGAACCGTTCGAGGCGCGTCAGCTCGGCCGCGGTCAGCGTGATCCCGGCCAGGTCGTCGTCCGAGCCAGCGCGCGTGGCCGACTCCTGGTGGTCGTCCAGGGCCGAGGACTCGGTGCGCACGCCGTGGGGGTTGTCGTAGATCCGCTGGGCGACCGACAGGGCGATCGCCTTCAGGATCGCGGGTGGACTGGGCCAGCCGTGGGTGTAGGTGACCTCGGCGGTGTGCCAGAGGTGCGTGAGGGTGACGAGCGGTGTCCAGGACAGGAGCCGGATGACCGGGTAGGGGCGCTCCCACTCGAACGTGGCGCCGGTGTCGTCAGCGTTGACGGACGCGACGTCGGTGACCACGAGGGAGGGCAGCCGGATCGTGCCGTCGCGCTCGATCGCGAGGGTGACGGTCGAGGTGGTGGAGAACACCGGACCGATCTCGTCCTCGATCAGACCCATGGCCAGCTCGCGCGCAAGCGTCGCCGAGGCGGTGTCGACGTCGCTCTGGTAGAGCGACGCGAACTCGTCGATCGTATACAGGTCCGGCACTGTCGCTCCTCTCAGGGCCTTGTGGTGACGCCGGTGTACGGCCGGGACGTAGTCCCCGCCGTGGATCGCGTCGTAACGCCGGTGGCCGGTCTCGGCGTTGTGCCGGCGGCGCGGGCATTGGTGCCGCCGCGGGGTCGTCGCGTGATCCGGGTGTAGGCGACGCCGACGGCGCCCGACTGCGCGGCCGCGGTTCCGGCAACGTGTAGGCCCGCCGCCGTGTGGCCTTGCGCGCTCCCACTCGCCGCCACGGAGCCACCGACGGCGGCGAGTAGGGACGACGACCCGGAGGGTGCCCCGGCCGCTGCTACGGCGCCGTGGAGGGCTGCGATGGTCGCTGAGGCGCCCTGCGTCGCGCCGGTGGAGGCGGCCGAGCCCGTGAGCGGGACCAGGCGCGCGATTGTGCCGGTCGCGCCTCCGGCGGCGGTGACGGTCCCGGCGACCTGGTATGTGGTGGCCCTGCCGCCGGGGATGCGGGTGACGGTGCCGGACGCGCCTCCGGTGCCCGTCGCGGTGCCCGTGACGGGCGTGACGCGGGCGACGGTGCCCGGGCTCGCCCCGGTGCCTGCTGTGGTGCCTGCGGCCGCGAGCCGGGCAGTGACGGCCCCTGAGGCTGCGCCCGTGGCGCCGGCGGTGCCGACCGCTGCGAGGCAAACGGTGGCGGCGCCAGAGCCGGTCGCGGTCGCGGTCGCGGTGCCCCTGGCGGGCTGGAGTCGGGTGACGGCACCGGACGCTGTCCCGGCTCCCGTCGCGGTCCCCGCGGCCGATTTCAGCCGGGGCACCGATCCTGTTGCCGCACCGGACGCGGCGGCGGCCGTCCCGGACACCTGGTTGGTGGTGCCGGACATCGTGATGGCGTTGGTGAATGACAGGTACGCCGCGTTACTCGTCGATGAGCCGTCGGTTGTGCCGTCGTAGTAGATCGTGTTCGTGTACGCAGTGGCGGTCACCTGCGCGACCGAGGTGCGCCGGATGTCGATCACCAGCACGTCACCGTCCGCTGCGGTGACCGAAACGCTCGTCCGGCTCAGGGAGCGCGACACCTCGGTGGTGTTGTACTCGGTGGCCCCAGCACCGACCCCCGAGATGGTGCCCACGATCGCCCCCGTGGACGGGCGCCACACGTAGACCGCGAAGGTGAACTGGAAGTTGGAGTTGCCGTTCTGCTCTGCGCCGGCGACGACAACCGAGATCGACTGGCTGGTGATGGTCTGCGCGGCGATCGGTGCGGAGACCCAGCGCCCCATGAGGGCGTGCTGGGCCGAGATGGAGGCAGCGGTGGTGCCCTGCAACGAGGTCTGAGACGTCCCAGCCGTGGCGTTCATGGCACGGTTGGTGCCGCCCCCTGTCGCCAGGAACGAAGGGGTGTTCCCGTCGGTGTACTTGGTCGTGCCGGGGAGCGTCCCGGCGACCGGGGACGCGCCTGCATGCAGGTAGAACTTGCTGATGGTCGTCACCGGGGGTCACCCGTTCCGGGGACGAACGATCAGGTCAGCGTCAGAGCGAGCTGCCCGACGGCCCACTCGACCTTGTCGCCGACGGCGAGCGTCTTGGACGCCGACAGCGCGGTCCAGTCCGAACGCTGAGTCCCACCCGACGACGCCGAGTAGATGGCGAAGTGCGAGATCGTCGCCGCGCCCGACGCCGCCGCCGAAGTCAGCACGGAGCCGTTCGCCTTCACCGACGGGTCCGCGTTCGTCGCGGCCGCCCACCCGGTCGCGCCAACCGGCGTGCGAGCGAGGTTCGACGACTCCGACGTTCCGTTCTCGCTGTATGCGACGTAGTCCCCGCCGCCCGAGGTCGGGAAGCGGGCATCGAGGATCGCCTGGCACTCCGCGATCGTGAAACCAGCCATGAGGGATCTCCTGAGTCAGTGCGGGTCGTGGGGCACCACCGGCCCGGTGCCACCAAGGGCGACCGGGCCGGTGACGCTGGGCTGGTGCTAGACCGCGAGGCCGGTGATGAGGCCGTGGGCCTTCTCGTTGCCGTAGGCCAGGCCGACCTCGCCGTACAGCTGGACGTCGTCCGAGGCACCGGTCTTGGCCAGCGGCTCGGCGAAGAAGTGCCCCTTGTCGGGGATCTCCTGGAAGACCGGGATGCACTGCTCGAGCGAGACCACGGCGATGGCGTCCTGGGGCATCTGCCGCTCGAGCAGGATGTTCAGGGTGCCGAAGTCGGTCTCGACCGTGGTGACGTTGACGCCGGCGATGTTGCGGCTCAGCTCGTTGAACTTGCCGTAGGCGCTCGCGAACGCCTTGCTGAACGCGAGCTTCTGGGCGGAGTTCATCATGATGCCCGCGGTGGCGCCCTCGGCGATGCCGCCGTTGTCGTACACCATCGCGAACAGGCTGTTGAGCAGGTCGACGTCCAGTGCGGTGGTCCACGGCTTGCGGTAGGAGATCGTCGAGGTGCCGATCGTGATCGCGGTGCCGCCGGAGGTGGTGGCCAGCTTGAACGCGTTCGTGGACTTGCTCACCACGTAGTACACGCGGCCCACCACGACCTCGCTGTCCGAGGACAGCACGGAGTCCGCCGTGACGATGACCTTGTCGCCGTTCGCGAGCGCGGTCGAGGTCTCGGTGACGGTGTCGGTCGCGGCGGACAGACCGGTGATGGTGGAGGTGGCCTTGGCGATCACGTTGGTGCTGATCGCCTGGAGCAGTCCGCGGGTCTTGCGGGCCGAGGAGTTGTTGCCCGGCTTGACATACTGCCCGTTGATGAACGAGTAGTTGGCGTCGCGCACCATCTGCTTGAGCATCTGGGTGACCTGCCAGTCGACCTCGTTGGTGACGGGGTTGGCCCGGTCGTTGTTGCTGCCCGCCTTGGCGCCGACGGCCGCGAGCTTGGTGTACGAGACCGACACCTTCTCCTGGTGGATCTGGCAGACGTTGGTCACGTTGCCGCGCACGCGCTGCTGAGCGGTGGGTGCCGTGGCGCCCTCGAGCGCGGTGTTCTGGCCCGCGTTTCGCAGGTCGAACGTCTCCCACTCGAACTCGGACGACGTGGACTGCCCGCCGCCGGTGAGTCCGCCGATGGCCGAGAAGAACTTGGTCTCCGACGGCGTCAGCTGGAACAGGATCCCCGTGTAGTTGGGGAGGTTGTAGGTGGTGCCCAGACCGGTGATACCGGACATGGTGGTGCTCCTTTCGTATCAGGCCCAGGCACATCGGCCTCGCTGCCTGCAGGGGGTGATCAGGACTTGCCAGCGACCTCTGACAGGCGCTGGTTCTGCAGAGAGATCACGTCGCGGACACGGCCCTCGGCTGTCGCGGCTGCGATCTGCTCGTCGAGCGTCGGCGGCTTGGTCCCGTTGCGGGTGCCCCCGTCGGCGCTGCCCTGGAACCTCTTCCCGCCTTGCGCGGCCAGGTAGGGCTTCTTGCTCAGGAGGTCACTGATCGCGTCCGCGATCTCCTCCGGGTCGACGTTTCCGTCGTCGTCGACCTCGAACTGGGTGAGGTCGATGTACTGGAGCGCGTCGGCCGGGTCGTTGAACTGGGCGGTGACCGCCGCTGCCTTGACCTCGGACCGGATGACGCGCTGGTTCGCCTCGGCGATCGCCTCGCGACGCCCTTCAGCCTTGAGGGCCTCGGGATCGGGCGCGTCGCCGTCAGGCGCCTTGGGTGTGGTGGCGGCTTCGAGTTCGGCCTTGAGCCGCCGGTTCTCGCGCCGAGCCTCGTTGCGTTCGGACTTCATCCGGTCCAGGGCCTGCTTGCCGGCGTCTCCGAGCGCCTCGGGGGCTGCCTCCCCGTCCCTGTCGCCGTCGCCCTCGCCAGCGCCGGCGGCATCGTCGCCAGCGTCGGGGTCGTCACCGTCACCGTCGCCGTCCCCGTCGTCCTCGGAGGCACCGAGGATCGGCCAGATGGGCGCGCCGTTGCGGCGGAACCCGAGCGGGACGATCCGCGCACCCGTGTGCGGGTGGGTGAGGCGGGCGTGGTTCTTGGTCATGCTGGCTCCCGTTGCGGGTGCGGCCGGCGCCCTTGCGGCGACCGGGGGACTGTGGGCGGCGCTGCTACCGTGGAGACACGGCCCAAGGAGGTGAGCGCTGTGACGCGGTGGTTCGTGGTCTCGAAGTTCGGGCGCCAGGTCCTGCTGCGCCGTGTCGACTTCGTCGACGAGCGCTTCTGGGACGGCGTCTGGGAGCCGACGCTCGAGATCGTCGAGTGGGAGTTCGGCAGGAACGACGATGTCGACGAGATCGACGAGCCACGGGCGCGTGCCGCGTTCCCTGACGTGTTCGCAGCGTCAGTGAATTCGGTCAACTGACGCCGGCACCGGGATCCCGGCTGCCACCTGGAACATCTCCTGGTTGAGCCGGGCCCGCAGCGCTGCATCCCGTGACGCTCGACGCTGCTCGTAGAGGCCGTGCAGTTCGTGTTCCTTGATGCGCAGCGAATCGGGCGTGTGGAACTGCAGCTCGTACCTCGTGCCATCGCGCAAGGTCACGACGCAGTTGACGCCCTGGTACGGGTTGGACGGGACGGCCCAGTAGTTCTTGACGCGGACAGTCGCACCAGAGGCCCGCAGGTCGTCGATCGCGGCCTGCGCGCCGGCGGAGTAGCGCGACGCCGGCAGCACGAGCGTGTACCGGTTGATGTCCGACACGTCTGCTGCCGCCTGGCCCGCGGTGACGCGGAACCGATCCATGTCGTCCTGGATCTTGCGGGCGAGGCTGTCGACACCCTTGATCCGGAAGTCCAGACCTTCCACCCGTGCACCGTGGCGCTCGGCCAGGCGGTTGATCGAGCGGGTCAGGCTCGGCTCCACCTTGCGCGCCTGCGCGACGGCGGACTGCGCTGCCTCGTGCGCAGTCTGCTCCCCGAGGACCCGTCGCGAGGCCAGGCCCGGGTCGACGCCAGCGCGCACGGCTCGGTCGAACTCGGCGCGCTGTGCCGTGGTCATCCGCGCACGACCGGTGGTGTCGTCGAACGCGCGGCGTTCGGCGGCGGTCATGGTGGCTCGGTTGTTCGGGTCGCGGACCCCGGTGCGGCGGGCCCGCTCGACGGAATCGCGTGCGGCCACGCGGGTCCCGCCGCGACCCATCTGGCCGAAGCCCTCCCGACCCGGACGGATCGGCCCCTGAATCGCGCCGCCGGGCAGCTGACCTTTGCCGGTGATGTAGCCGTTGCGGCGCAGCAGCGCGAGGGCTTCCTCACGGCTGCTCGCCTGGTCGTAGATTCCCTGCGGCGTCAACCGGGTGACCCGCGGCACCGCGGCTCGCGGGATCGGCCCCAGGAGCTCACGGGCGGCATAGCCGCGCCGCGACCGCACCCCTTCCAGGGTGGTGAGGCCGGCGCTGGTGCGTGAGGCATTCACGACCTGGTAGATGTCCGCGCCGTCACGGATGGCCTGAGCGTTCGCGGCCCCGAACGCCGCGTCCTGTCGCGGCCGGGACAGGCCCTGGAAGTACTCGTAGGGGTCGGTGGTCAGGTCACCGGCGTGGTTCTCGCTGGCCGGGATGTGCCGGCAGTCGCACCGAGGATGGCGAGCGAAGCCCTGGTTCCAACGGAACCACTTCCCGGCCAGGATCACGCACCTCGAGCACGACGGCGGGTTCAGCATGCGGACCCACCCGCCCACCGACGGCGTCGAGGCGATGGCCACCGACTCGGCGGCGCGACCCGCGTCCGCGGTCTGCGTTCCAACGATCAGGCTCAACGCCTGCTGCCCGACGCTGAGCGCGTCCGCGAGGCTGCTGCCCTGACCGAGGCTTGTGCGCGTGGCGACCAGCGGCTGGTACAGCAGCGTCGCCAACGGTCGCCCATCCGACGCGTATCCCGATCCGAAGGCCGCCGGCACCAGCTCGCCGACGGCTAGCGGGTCCAGCCCCTGCTCGAGGGCCGCGGCCGCCACGTACCTGGCGGCGTCATCAGCCGCCCGGATCTGCGCAGCCATCAGCAGCGCCTGCAGCTGCGGGCCAAGAACCCGCCATGCCTCGTCGAAATCACCAGGCCCCAGCCGAGACCACAGGCGTACCGCCGCCGCGATCGTGACCGCGGTGAGAGTCTGCTGCTGGCGGTAGTGATCAGCCGCCGACTGAAGCACCGGTGCCACCGAGCTTGCCGGCGATCGCCATCAGAGTGGGATCGGACCGCTCCTGCTCGCGCATGGCCATGACCCGGTCGAGCTCAGTGTCGTCCAAGCCATAGCGCTCGGCGAGGAACTCGAACGGGAACCCGGTGTCCTTCAACTTCTGCAACGCGTCCACGAGCTGCGACTCGGACCGGGACTCGGTGTCCTTCCACTTCACGGTGCCACGCGCAGCCGCAACCGCCAGATCCTGACGTCCCTGCACGAGAGCCCCGAGACGGAACACCTCGCGGACCGGGAAGGTGTTGCTGATGTTGAACTCCGCGGACTTGAGCGCTTGCCCGGTCTCGGCCGCCTTGAGCGCATCACCGGACAGGTTCGCCATCTTCCCGATCAGGTAGTGCTGCGGCGTGCGGGTCTGCGCCGCCACATGGCCCACAGCGACCTCGACGACCTCGGAGAACCCGCTGAGCTCGGCGGCGGGGAACGTGCCGATGTTCGCGTGCTGCCCCGTCAGCCACAGCAGGCGACCGTTCGCCAGCTCCCTGGGCTCGATCTCCCGCTCGCCGATCTTCTGGCCAGCGTCGTCCAGGATCGGCACCTTGGGCGGGGACTGCCCCATGATCACCCGGGCGGGCATCGACGCGTAGTCCGCCGCGTTGAACAGGTACGCCCACAGCAGGTTGATCGCGTCCTGCATCGCCATCGTGCCCGCGATGTCGCTCAACGGGTCCTGCGCCAGGCGGGGCCGGTTCATGAACTCCACGATCGGCACGACGCCGAGCGGGTTTTCCAGCGGCTGAGCTGCCTCACCAGCGCGGTCGAGCCAATCCCCGCCCATCGACTCGGGCAGGATCAGACCCGAAGTGCTGGCCCGGTTGCGCTGGAACTTCCACACCTCGTCCGGCAGGTACAGGTTCAGGTACTCGTGGTCGTCGTCGAGCCACCACTTGATCGCCGCCGCGCGCCGGCGCGGGTTCTCCGCGTCGTAGTCGACGAACACGTGGCTCGGGTGCTCCCACGTGACCACCGGCGCCTCGGTGTCCGGGTCACCCCACACCAGGACCGCGGAACGGCCAGCGATCACGGTCTCCAGGACACCCTGGGTGGCCTGGGCGTCCATGTCGTTGTCCAGCCACACCGAGCGCCACAGCTCACGTTCGGCGTCGCTCTGCGCACCGTCCTGGTCCAGCCGGAACCCGCTGACGTGGATCCGCTCCACCGTGGAGTCCGCAACAACACCGCACCAGTTGTCCGAGAACCCCTCGTACCGTTTGGCGTGCTCGTCGGCCCACTCGCGGGTGGCGAACCGCAGCGGCTGGCAGCCGCCGTAGTACTCGTCCCGCTCGGTGATCTCCTTGCGCCGGCGCAGCAGCCGCGTCAGCAGCTGCTCGGCTCGAGCGAGGGCGTCGGGGCGTGTGACCACGGGCCCTCCTCAGGTCAGTAGACGTAGGCGTACTCGGGTTCGGTCGCCTGGGCGCCGGCGGCGATCGCGTCCAGGCGCGCGGCCCAGGACAGGCCACCGGCCATCGCGAGGTCGATCTTGTTCGGCGAGTCGTGGCGTTCCTTCTGCATGACCCACAGCGGGGTGCCGTCCTCGTCGGCCATGCGGATGTCGCGCTTCTGGGCGGCACCGATGTGCCGGGCGAAGGCCTCGTCGCCGTCGTTGGTGACCAGGCCGTTGCGGATCGCGCCAGCGTAGGAGCGGCACATCGTCGCGGTCCGGCGCAGGTTCCTGGAGTCCGTGTAGAACATGGCGACGCGCTTGGGTCCGTACCTACCCGACCAGCGCGACAGGTTGTCGTCCCAGCCTTGGGCGGGGTCGCCGTAGAGCCGGTGGACGTTCCATCGCTCGAAGATGGCGTCCACGACCGCGTCGACCTCGCCGGAATCAACCGGCTCGTCGTCGGTGGGCAACCACAGCCCCGCACGGATCTGGTGTCCCGTCTCGAGGTCGGTCACGACCACCCCGGTGGCGTCCTTCCACTTCGACCCGTCGAACCCGACCGAGACGTCGCGACCGTCCGCGATCGACAGGTGCTCGCGCACGAGCTCGGTGCGCCACTTCTGTGCGTCGAACGCCTGGGCCTCGGACTGGGTCCACCGGTTCAGCCACGTGCGCTCGAGGTACTTCTTGTCCGCCCCCGGCCGGTCCCACTGACGAGCGATGCCCCGCAGGTCAGACCACGCCGCCACCGCGGGCCCGGACGCCTCACGCACGGCCTCGATACGGCCCTCGAGCGTGGACAGGTCGTGGTTGGGTCCCGCCTCGCGGTGGAAGTAGAACAGCTCGGGCTCGTCGACCTCGCCACGGGCGATCGCCTCAGCCTCGTCCTTGTCCTTCTCCGCGACAGACCCCTCACCGGGCACGCCGGCGGTGGTGATGCCCAGCGACCAGGGATCGTCCAGGGGACGCTTGGGGAGGTTGGCTTCCATGGTCTCGTAGGCCGCCAGCGTCCGCGGCAGCACGAGCCGGTGCGTCTCGTCGTAGCCCTGGAACGTCGTGCGCGCACCATCGCGCGCGTTCGGTGACTGCGAGAGCGGCACGGCCTTGCCGTCCGCGCGGCCGCGGTCGTCGAGCCGGATGATCCGCTCGAGGCCCGCGTCGAACAGGTCACCGTCCGGGCCCTCTTGGCACACCACCAACAGCGCCCCATAGGCGAGCTCCTGCACCTGCTCTGACGTATACGCCAGCAGCGGGATGTACGGGTCTCGCACCGGTCGACCGACCGGCTGGCCACGCGAGTCCCATCCCGCGAACCGCACCGGACCCTCGGGGTGGAGCTCAGCGAACGCGATCCAGGCCATGAGCTCGGTCTTGGCCGTTCCCTTGCGCCAGGAGAACCGCACGCGCCGGAACCGCCTCGACCCGGGACGCCCGGTCTTGGACCGGCGTGGGTACAGCTCGTAGGCCTTGTAGATCGCGGCCCGCTTCTCGTCGTCGAGGACGGCCGGCTGCCCCTTGAGCGAACCCGGCCCGAACACAGCGCGTTCCTCGATGAAGTCGCACACCTGCGGACCCAGAGTGGGCCAGCGCCGTCGGTCGTGACCCGGGACGACGAACGTCGTCATCGACTACACGCTCCGCAGAAGGTCGCGCGGATCCGCAGCGGCCTTCTTGCGCCTGGTCGCCGTCGACTTCGCGGCCGAGGCCTTCCGTCGAGTGGTTTCGTGCTGCGCCTGCTCGACCTTCTCGACCTCCCACTGCAGGCGGCGGCGGTCGATCGGCGACAGTCCGAACCGCGCACCCTGCTGGCGCAGCTCGGCGGCGAGGTCCTTGCGGTCGCGCGCGGTGGGCGCCGTCCAGAAGTCGTTGACCAGGGCAGCGAGAACGTAGAGCCCGTGCCGGTCCGACTCGTCGTACTCGGGAGCCATCGGCGAGGCCCAGATGTCCCGCCACCAGATGATCGTCAGCGGGTGCCAGTCGGTGCCCGGCAGCTCCGGAGCGACGATCGCCGCGTCAGCCTTGAGCACCGCGTGCGTCGCAGTCTTGTTGCGCCGCGCTCGCGTCGATGCGTGCTTCGGGGCTGGTCCTGGCATGGCGGTGTACCTCCGTCACCGCCTTGCGCGGCATCGGTCAGCGGCCAGCCTTGCGCCGGCGGCGGTTCGAGCGGCGGGAGCCGCGGCCCCGAGATCCTGGGAACCCGTACACGGCGGAATCCCCCTCCCCGGCGGTACTCCGGGCGCCGGCCGGTGGGGGTCACCCCCCACCCCTCGCGTTCCACCCGCCGGGCTGGTTCCGCGCCGTCTCCCTGTCGTGGTGCGGCTTGCACAGGCCTCGTCCGCGCTCGGGATCGTCTGGGTCGAGGCCGGCGGCGATGAGCTCGCTGCGACTCATCGGGTGATGGTCAGCGACCGTCGCGATGGTCGGCGGCCGGCCTTCGGCGATGCACAGCACGCAAAGCGAGTCGCGTTCGAGAACTGCCGCTCGGAACGCGCGATGTCCACGACTGGTGTAGCCGCGCTGCGCGGCGGTACCGCGAGCTCGGTCCGACTCGCGTCGGTGGATGTCGCAGCGTCCGCGGGCGGTGAGGTTCGGACACCCAGGGACCGGGCAGACCTTGAGTGCTTGAGGCACGGTCGCCTCCGTTCATGACGAAGGACCCGGCCGCCGTAGCGTCTCGGGTCCTTGCGGGCGGGCAGAGCTCCGCCGGGTCAATCGTGACTCAACTCGGCTTGGTGTTCAAGTTCTTCGCGCCTTGCGAGTGTCGCGTTGGCGAGCTTCGCGACCTGGACGATGTCGACGAGGAGCTCGCGGGTGCGTAGGTCGCATGCGCTGGTGACGCGGCCACGGGCGGCCCAGGTGCGGATGGTTCGTTCGGGTCGCCCTGTGCCTTGGGCGGCGACCCAGATCGGTCGCAGGTTGTGCTGGTAGTGGTGCCACCAGCGGTGGATGCGCTGCTTCACGTCCGGGGGATGCCGGCCGTGCGCAGCAGTGTCATTGCTCGAGCGAGGTGCCTGGTGCACAGGAGGATGTCAGCCTCCGGGTCGACCGCTTCCGCGGTGCACTGGACGTCGTTGCGGCGCAGGTAGCGGCAGGTGATCACGAGGTGCTCCGTCCTGGCTGGGTTGGGCCAGTGTCCCGGCGGGATCCGACAGGACCCTTCGGGCACGTGCGTGCGTGGTCGCGCTGCCATTCGCGCGCGGACACGTCGGCCATGCGGCGGTCGCCGGTGAAGGTCGCGGCGTCGCCGCAGCGCGGGCAGCTGGTCGTCGTCACGACGCGGCCTCGATGATGTCGAGGACGTCGCCGCGGTCAACCCACACGGGAGCGGCGGGGCCGTCCGACTCGGAGTACAGCGCACGGACTTCCGCCGCGGCCTCCGCGAGCACGGCCCGCTCGATGACCGGCCACAGCACCTCGACCGCCGCGCGCTCGCCCGGTGTGGGCACGTCCCATCCCGGCCTTCCCGTGCGAGCGTCTGCCAGCGCCTGCGCCGCCTCCTCGCGGCTCACGACGCACCGCCAGCGGCACGGAGGGCGAGGCGGGTCATCCCCGCGAGGATGGTGTCGGCGTAGATCGAGCCCTCCACCAACGCCTCCACCGCCGCGACCTGGGCGCGCAGGCGGCGCACCTCGGCGACGACGGCGTGCGTCGAGCACATGACTCCGCCTCTGCGCTCGTCCGGGCACTCGGCGGTGCTGGACTCGCACGACGCGCCCTGGCCGAGCAGTGTCTCAAGGTCGAGCGGGGGCGTGGTCATGCGTTGGCCTCCTGGGTGGTTTGGTCGAGGAGCTGGATCCAGGTGAAGCGGGACCAGCGGGCGGCGCAGGGGTAGGTGACGGGCATGGGTTTGCCGCGTCTGGCGGGTCCTTCGACGGGGAGGTGGCCGGTGCACCAGACGTCGCTGGTGGCGTCTTCGCGGACGCGCATCTCGCCGCCGCAGTCGGGGCAGCGGACGCGTAGGGCGACGACGGGGGCTTCGTAGGACAGGACGATGCGGGCTTCGGAGGCGTAGGCGCGCAGGTCGCGGCGGATGCGGCGTGCGAGGTCGTCGCCGATGGCGGGGCGGCCATCGGTGTGGTGGTAGGCGGTGATCCAGGCGAGGTGCTCGAGCTCGCGGGCGATGGGTGCGGGGCGGGTGATGGTGCGTCGGCCGGCGTCGGTGTGGGCGTCGCAGCGCAGGGCGCGGATGCCGGTGGTGATGCGGGCGAAGGCGTCGATGGCGTCGAGGCTGCCGGGGGGTCGTGATCCGGGCTTGGGGTGGCTGGTGGTGTCGGCGCCGTAGCGGGGGCCGCGGATCCAGGAGGCCTCGACGAGTTGGGGTGTGTCGGTGGGTTCGGGGTGGATGCCGCGGGTGGGTCGGATGCCGGCGGCGGCGGCGAGTTGGGCAATGAGGCCGAGGTCGGTGGTCTCGTAGCGGACCTTGCTGGGGGTGGGTCGTCCGTCGGTGGGTGCTTTCCAGCCGGGGATGGCGTGCGGGTCGACCAGGGCGTGGGTGTGGACGGCGACGGCGAGTTCGTCGACGACGACCGCGATGTCCTGGGCGAGGCGGGCGCGGTGGCAGCGCCGGCACGTGGTGTGGGGCTGCTGGTGTGCGCAGACGTCGCTCACGCGCGACGCTCTGCATCGGCGTGGAGCCGTGCGTGGGCGGCATTGGCGGGGGGCTGCATGGGGTCTCCGTCGGTTCAGGCGGTGCGGGCGGTGGCCGGGGGCGCGGTGGGGCTGGCGCGGGCCTTGACGCGGCGGTGGCACGCGGCGCACGTCCCGTGGCCCTTGGGGTGTTTCGGGCAGCTGGTGAGGTCTCGTGTCGCGATCGCGGGGCCGGCGTCATGCAAGTGGCGGGCCTGAGTGAGTGACGGTTCAGTGTCAGATTCGGCTGGGGGTTCTTCTGATGGTTCAAGGGACGACGTGGGTGTCATCCCCGTCCCTGACGTGGGTGTCATGGGCCCCATGACGTGGGCGTCATCCCTCCCGGTCGTGGGTGTCGTCCCCGACGTGGGCGTCAGGGGTGACGTGGGTGTCACCCCTGTGGGGATGGATGCGCGGATCGGGCCCACGAACCGGTAGAGGTTCGAGGTCTGGCGGCCGGTGTCACCGGTGCGGGTCTCGCGGGTGATCCAGCCGGCGTCCTCGAGCGCGGCCAGATGCCGGGACACGTTGCGGGCGGACAGGCCCGTCATCGCGGCGAGGGTGCCGAGCTTGGGCCAGGCCAGGCCGGTGTCGTTGACGCGGTCGGCGAGGGCGAGCGCGACCAGGCGCATCCCGGACGGCCAGTCGGTGGGTGCGGCCTCGAACACGGTCGCGATCGCGGCGATGCTCACGCGGGCACCTCGGCGTCCAGGATCGTGATGGTGAGGGTGAGGTGCGGGTCGCGGGGCATCGGGGCCGCGATGACGGGCATGTCCTTGACCATGAGCTCGGGGGTGTCGTCGGTGACGACGCCGGCGTCGACGATGCCGTCGCACACGGCCTTGAGGGTCGCGGTGAGGTTGTCCGAGTCGCGGCGGCGGGCGTCGCGCGGGTGGTACGTCAGGACGACACGGATCCGGTCGGTGCGGGCGATGTGGGCGGCCCGCACGTAGGCCGCGGCGACACGGCGGACGTCCTTGACCGCGCGTGCGCGGGCACGCCAGTCGGAGCGATCGTTCAGCGACAGCGGCGGCTTGGTCCACGGCAGGCGGATCACGTGGCTGCTCACAGGCCCTCCATGAGTGCGACGGGCGTGGATGCGAGCGCGAGCGCGATGCCCTGGAACAGGCGCCACGTGGTCTCGGCCAGGACGGTGCGCCCGTCCGGGAGGGTGATGACGAGGGCGACGGTGGCGCGGCCCTGCGTGGTGCCGTTGGGGACCATGCCGACGCGGGTGATGCGCGCGGACTGCCCGACGGTCGGGTCGTAGCCAAGGAACGTGGTCGGGTCCAGGTCGTGCCACGGGTCGATCTCGAGGTTCGGGGTAACGACGATGTGGGTCACGCGTCCCCCCGGGCGAACGAGGGCTCAGGCTCGAACGTGACCTGGGCCAGGGCCAGGTCCCAGGCGTCCTCGTCGTAGGTACGGCCGGCGTGGACGGCGGCGCGGGCCCTGGTCTGGAGCCAGACCAGGTCGCGGGCGAGCGCGCGGCGCGTGGTCTCGTCGCAGTGGTCGACGTCGCCCGCGAGGAAGTCCAGGACGCGCATGGTCGCGGTGGCTTCGCCGATGTTCACGTGGTGCTCCGTTCGTCGCTGGTGGTAGCCCGGGGCCGGGCGAGCTTCCCCACTCGCGGCCGGCCCCGGGCTGGTCTCATCGGGGCTGGGGTCCCAGGTAGACCGGGACGTTCGGCAGGCCCTCGCGGACCTTCTCGACGACGTCGTCGAACGCGGTCGCGATGACGTCGGCGGGCCGTTCGAGGGCGAAGCCGAGCAGGAGTCGCCCGTCGCTGATGCGGTACCGGAACCGGGCGCGGACCTTGAACGCGTCGGCGCCGGTGAACGGTCGCAGGACGAGCTCGACGACGTCGGGGATCGCGATCTGGCCCGAGCGCCCGGCGGTCGCGGCGACGTCGTCCTTCCACACCAGCGTGGTCTCACCGGAGGTGAGGCGCTGCGAGGACTCGAACCGTCCCGAGCGGGAGGCCTGGAACGACTGGGCGAGCTCGAGGATGTCCGCGCCGGCGGGCTCGAAGAAGTCGACGGTGCGCTGCTCGATGAACTCGGCGAACTCGGTCTGGGGCACGAGGTCGCCGTCGATGCTGGTCCAGCGCGTCCACTCATCGGAGTGCTGCAGCTGCAGGACAGCCTGGTGGTCTCCCCACCCGGCCGGCAGGTCGTACCCCTGGTGGGCGTTGATGACCGCGGTCAGGCGGATGCCGTCGACGTCGGCCCATGCCTCGGTCTCGTCCATGCCGTGCTTGGTGACGTAGTCGATGAGCGACTGCGCGGTGCGGACGGTGAACAAGCCCGTGGGTCGGCGCGGATGCGCGCGGTAGACGTCGCGGTCGAGGTCGATGAGCTCGGCCTTGGCGCCCGCGGGGACGGTGACGACGTGGATCGAGCCGGGTTCGAGCTCGACCGGGCCGACCGAGGCGGCGGCGATGTCGATGATGGCGCGGACGTCGTCTGTGCCGGTGGTCAGGACTGCTTCGAGGTCGCTCATGCGCGTGCGGACTCCTTCGGGGTGGAGGTGGCCTTCTCGGGGACCTCGCGCAGGGACCCGAACTCGAGCTGGTTGGGGTCGCGGCGGGTCAGGTTGCCGTGCGCGTCGGCGTAGAACACCGACACGTTGCGGTCGTGGGCGGGCAGCTTGGCCTTGACGTCGTCGGTGACCGTGAGGGTGTTCTCCGACGCGTTCTTCATCCGCGACACCGTGATCGTGAGGGTGAGGGTGCCCTTCTTGCCGGTGTCTCGGACGCGGGCGATCAGTTCGTGGAGCTGCTCGGACAGTTCGGTGTGGGTGCGGCCGCCGGACAGCTCGATGAGCGCGTCCGCGAACGGCCTGATGACGACGTCGGTGTCGTCGTCGGTTGCCGAGGGCTTGGGCATCGGTGCGTGCCTTCCTGTGATGGGTGTGATGTCGGGTCAGTGGTGCGCGGGGCGCAGGAACACCTGGCGGCAGTCGTTGTCCAGGCAGCGGGTCACGACGAACGAGCCCGCCCGGTAGCGCACGACGTCGGGGACGACGCACGCGGGGGCGTGAGCCGCGGGGTGCATGAGCAGGTCGGGTCGGTTCACGGGGTGCCCTCCGTTGCGGCGGTCGTGGCGGGCGCCGGCGTGCACTGGTGCTCGTTCTTCCAGAGCAGGACGTCGGCGATGGTCGGTGACTGGGTCAGGCCGGTCTGGCAGGCGTCACACCAGGCGTAGAAGGTGCGGGACATGACGTCGTAGTCGGTGCGGATCACGGCGCCGGCACCTCCTTGTGGGTGCGGTCCCAGTGGTCCTGCGCGGCGACGCGGGCGGCGGTGGCGTTCTGGCCGTACCCGGTGGCGTGGCAGCCACGTTCACGGCACCACCACTGGTTCCGTTGCGCGGGCGGGGCCGGGGCCTGCTCGCGTCGCGCGGCGGGGAGCGGGGGCATCAGGACACCGCCCGCTCGGTGAGGTTCGGGAAGTCGCGGCCCGCGCGGAGCCCGAGGTGGCGTTCGGCCTGCGCGAGGGACGGCATCTGCAGCGCGGCGGCGACACGCTCGGCGCGGGTCGCGTGCAAGGCCCGCCAGTCCGCGCCCTGCACGAGGCGCTCGACGACGACCTGGTCGACGTCGTTGTCGGGCACCGGGGCGGGGGTCTCGGGCGTAGATCCCGGTTCCGCGGACACGGCGACGCTCACCGCCCCGGTGGTCTCGGTGTCCTCGCGGGGGACCGCGATGACGGGCAGGTCGACGAACATGCGGGGCCCGCCCTGGTGCGCGATCGTCCACGTCGCCCTGCCCGCGGGCTGCAGGTCCTCGACGGCGAGCGCGGCCGCGAGGTCGTGCTGCGCCTGCCCCATGAGCGTCGCGAGACCGACGACGGGGTCGGTGATCGGCCAGGACATGCGCCACGTGCCGGCGCGCGCCGCGGTCATGCCGCGGCCCCAGCTGCGTGGGTGTTCACGAGGTAGCGGGCGACGGGCTTGCCGTGGGTGCCCGGATCGGTCGAGGGCACCCAGTCCACGCGCGCGAGGACACCGCGGCGCACCAGCACACCGAAGGTGGGGCCGATCTGCTCGCGCTTCACCCACGACGGCAGGTGCGGGCGGATGTCGTTCGCGGACACGAACCCGCCCGGCGCGGTGACCTTGTCGATCGCCGCGCACACGGCCTGCTGGGTCTTGGTCGCGCGCGGGTCGACCGCGAGCAAGTGCAGGACCGCGTTGCGCTCGACGATGGCCTCTTCGAGGGTGAGCTGCTGGGTCATGCGGCACCACCGCGCGCGTGGCGCCGCTCGTCGGCGCGGATCGCGACCTCCCAGCAGGCACCACACCCGACGCCGCCGACGCGGCGGACCCGCGGATGCCCGGCCGTCGCGCAGGCGTCACGCACGTCCTCCGCCAGGGGGTGGTGCTTGCCCAGGTGCCATCCGGTGAAGTGCGTGTCATCGGCGCGGCCGCGCGCGGCTCGGGACGCGTGCACGGCGTCCACGACACGGAGCTCACCGGCGTCTACCTCGGCCTGCTGCCGGGGCGTGAGGTGCATGAGGCCGAGGCGGTGCGACACGTGGGTCTGAGAGCGGCCCACCCCCCTGGCGATCTGGGCCTGGCTCAGGCCCATCTTCAGGAGGCGGTCGAACGCGCGCGCCTCCTCCATCGGGGACAGGGCTTCACGCTGGCCGTTCTCCACCAGCATGATCTGCAGCGCCTCGACGTCCTTCCGCGCCGGCGCGATCAGACACAGCGCGGTGGCCGCGTCCAGGTGCACGAGAGCCGCGTACCGGCGGTGCCCGGACAGCAGCTCGTAGCCACCACGGGCGCGTGGGTGCACGACCAGGGGCTGGATCAGGCCGCGCTCCCGGATCGAGTCCGCAAGCTCGGAGACGTCACCGACATCGCGGCGCGGGTTCGCGGGGTTCGGGTTGATCTCCTCGAGCGGGATCCGGGCCAGGCCCCCGGCAGCGCGGGCGCTAGACATGCGCGGTCTCCTCAGTCGTGGGAGCGGGGCCGGGATCAGCGGCGGCGCTCGCGTGGATCAGGTGAAGGCGGTCGTCCTCGATGCGGTGGCGGTGCGCGCGGACGACGAGAAGGTCGGCCTCGAGGTCGGCGATGCGCCGGTCCTTGGCCGCGCAGGGCAGGCACGCCGGGGAGGTGGGCATGTCGCTCGCGCCAGCCGGGAAGGTCGACGGCTGGGGGCGCACCTCCCCGGCGTGGTCGGTGGCCGCACGTCGCTCGGCGTGCAGGACAGCGGGATGCGGCTGGTGCGTGGCCTGCTCGAGGCGCGCAGCGGTGCGCTCGCAGTCAGGGCAGGGACAGACCTCGGTGAAGTCCTCGCCGAGGAAGTCCCACACGGTGCGCAGGGCGCGGCGGAGGCTGCTCACAGCCACCATCTCCCGCACGGTCGCCCGAGTCGGCCGGCGAGGCGTTCCCCGGCACGGCCGATGCCGAGGGCGGTGCCGACGACGGGCACGGGGCGGTTCATGCCGTCACCGGCCACTCGACCGTGGCCTCGCCGTCCATGCCGACGTGGCGACCGTCGTGGCCCGCCGACCGCTGGCACTCCGCGACGAGGTCGCGGCCGAGTCCGTGCACGGTGGTCACGTCCCCGCACGTCTCGACGACGGCGGGACGACGGAGCCGGTAGCCCAGCGCCGTCCCCGACAGGAACGCCGCACCCGCCCATAGGGCCGCCCAGGTGGCGGCGAAGGCGGTCACGGGGTGGCCTCGATGATGCGGGCGGCAGAGTCGAACGCTGTGAGACGGGCGACGCCGGTGACGGAGTTCAGACGCTGCGCGTTGGCCAGCTCTCGCAGCTTCGCGGCGGCCTCCGCGAGGACGGCCCGCTCGATGACCGGCCACGCGGCGGCGACGGCGGCGGTTGCGGCAGCCCGCCCGACGCGGACGCCGGCGCCGAGTCCCCGGTCAGCCCACGCCTCAGCCGCCGTCTGCACGGCCTCAGCGAACGCGGCCTCGTCGAGGCTCACGACGCACCGCCGACGGGGAGCGGGATCCCGACGCCACCGAGGCCGAGAACGACGACGCCGGGGGTCAGGTCGGTCCAGCGCGGGTCGCCCGAGTAGACGTAGGTGATCCGCGCCCGCACGTAACGGCGAGTGCGACACCGAGAGCACGAGTGGCCGTCGGCCTGGTCTGGCTCGCCCCAGTGGCCGTCCTCGATACCCGTGTCACCGACCTCGCGCATCAGGAGGTAGTCGCCCGCCACGTAGGCGCGGTCATTGCGGCGAACCTCGAAGGGCTTGATGCCGCTCAGGACGTGGTCGACGTAGGCGGTGTCGATGTCGATGCGGTGGGTGGTCACGACGTCCACCCCGTCTCGACCGCGCCGCACAGCGCGAGCAGGGCCACGACGACGGCCAGGACCAGGGCGCCACCGAGGACGTGGCCGACGGTGGAGTGGCCCGCGTCCGTGTCGGGGTCGGCCGGCGCGGGCCGCTCGACCACCTTCACGTGGCCGCGAGAGCTCTCGATGCGGTCGGTGATGTCGATGACGCCGGGGTCGTTGTCGCGCAGTAGCCACAGCGCGAGCGCGGCGAGTCCCAGCACGGCGAGGAACAGCAGCGTCACGAAGCCGACGAGGGCGAGGAAGCCGTTCACGACGCCACCTCCATCGCGGGCATGACGTCGACGACGAGCGCGACGGGCTGGCCGGCGGCGAGGGCGATGACGTCGGCGACGTCGGTCGGTGTCGCGGAGGCGGTGAACCTCAGCCAGATCGGGCGGACCAGGGCGACGGTGGCGGTCACAGCTGCTGCCCCCCGAACGGGCCCCGGAACGCGGTGGCGGCGAGCTGCTCGACGACGGCGACTTCGGCGGCGGTGGGCTCGGCCTCGAGCGCGGTGATGCGGGCGCGGGCCTCCTGCAGCTGGTGCAAGAGGTCGACGTTCTCCACGACGGCCTGGTCGCGCAAGTCGCGGGCGAAGAAGAGGCGGCGATGCGAGTCCTCCACGATCGCCAGGGCGGAGTTGAGGGCCGCGGCGCGGCCGGCGTCGATCCGGCGCATGGACCGGACGTGGATCGCGGCGAGCGCGAGCACCACGGCCAGCAGCAGCATCGTGATGGCGCCGGCGGTCATGCGATCAACTCGGGGACGGCCGTGGCAGCGGCCTCTCGCTCGGCGTGGAACGCACGGTTCGCGGCCTTGGTGGCGTCGTGGTCGGCGATGCGCGCGTCCCACTCGTCCTCGGCGATCTTGAGCGCGTCGAGGACCCTCGCGAGCGGGAGCCCCGCGTCGAGGAACAAGCGAGCGCGGGCGGTGACGGTGTGACGCGCCGACTTCGCGGCAAGCTCGGACATCAGCAGGTCGCACCAGGCGCCCGCCTCCCAGGCGATGCGGTCGTTCTCGGCGGTGTCCATGTGGGACACTCCCTTCGTTGTCGATGGGCCGGTGATCTCTTCGCGGGGAGCCGGTCCATTGGCTTGTCTGGACGTAGGTGGTGCGGGCGCCCCGCTAACGGGGGGATGCGCACGAGGCGCCCGCACCTGGCCGGTCAGGCCGGGGGAGTTCTGACCGGGGCTTCGGGGGTCACGCGGATCGCCTGCCGCGGGTGACGCGCGTGATGCGCGGACCGGAGTCGCCGCCGACCTTGCAGGCGTCGACGTACTCGTCGAGGTCGGCCTGGGTGAAGCGCCGGTACCGGCCGATGAGGCGGGACGGGATCTCGCCGCGACGAGCGCGGATCTTGACGAACTCCTCCGTCATGCCCAGGCGGCGGGCGGCCTCGGTCGCGTCGAAGAGCTCGGTGCGCTCGTCCATCACGCCACCTCCGCGCCGAAGCGGGTGCGGGCCTCGGCCTCGATCAGCTCGATGCGACGGCGCACAACGTTGGACGACCTGCGCGGTGAGGCCACCTGAAGGAAGGCCCGGTAGTGCTCCAACGTCCATGCGGAGCGGTCGCCGAAGCGGCCGACGACGTTGAACAGCGGAGCCTCGTCGCGGATCGCCTCCCGCTCTGCAGCGGCGGCCGCCGCGCGGGTGGGGAAGTCGCTGACCGTCGTGGAACGGATGCGCCACCCGAACACCGAGGTGCTGCGGTGCGCGCGGATGCGCGCCTCGGCGTCAGAACTCATGCCGACGTAGAGGAGTGCGCCGTTCTCGTCGAAGAGCCGGTAGACAGCCGTATCCATCACGCTGCCTCCTCGGTGCCGGCCTGCGCGCGCGGGGTGTAGTCGGTCCAGAGGTCTGCGGGCTCAAGGCCGAAGACGGCGGCGATGTCCTGGAGGAAGTGCTCACTGGCGCCCCGGTGACCGCCCTCGAGAGCGGACAGCGCGCCGACGGTGTAGGTACGGCCGGACTCGTCCTTGATGCGGGCCAGGACGTCGGGCTGGGTGAGCCCGTGCGACTTGCGCAGGGCGGCGAGGGGGACGACGGGCGGCTGCCTCTTGGGCCGCTGGTTGTCGTAGTTCCTGCTCATGGGTGACAACGTAGGGCAAAGGTTTGCCGTGTGTCCAGTCTCCAAGGCTGGAAGTCGGGCAAATGTTTGCCTGGCCTGCGACGATACCCCCGACAGAGATCGCCCATGTGTGCCAACGGAAACGAACTACACGCCGCGTATTTGCCTAGGTTGATTGGACTTTGCCGAAGGTTTGGAGCCATCCTCGGGACGTGACAACAACAGGCGACGAGCTGCGCGAGCAGCGCAAGGCACTCGACTGGTCGCAGGCCGAACTAGGCCGCCGCGCCGGCCTGAGCGAAGAGACCGTCCGCAAGGCCGAGGCTGGCGTCACCGTGCGCCCCCGCACCATTGCCGCGCTGACCGCCGTCCTTGTCGCGGCGCTTGACGGGCGCGATGTCGCACCCGCCGACAACGATGCGGACGGGGTGATGCTCGACCTCCCGGACGACGCTCTCTCGGGCTTGTCCGACGTCGAGCGCGAAGAGGTGCGAGCAGCTGCTCGCCTCGCAGCACTGAGCAAGGCGCGGGAGATCCGCGGCGGCTGACTAGCGACGGGGGACATAGTGGGCTACTCGCCCTGGGAGGACGCCGCACAGCGGTACCCGCACATCCATATCGGACGCGTCGACCTGCGCCCGGCGCGCGGCGCTTGGATCGCTGCCGAGCGGGTGATCCTGCTCGAGCGGACGTTGGGTCGGGCGGAGCGGAACACGGTGCTCGCGCACGAGATCGCGCACGTCGACCTGGACCACGCGAAGACGGGCCGGAAGTGGTTCGACCGTCGGATGGAGCGTGACGCGGACGACCTCGCGGCGCGGCGCCTGGTCGACCTCGAGCGCCTGGCGGATGTGCTGCGGTGGGCGTTGTGCCCGGAGGAGGTCGCGCACGAGCTCGACGTCACGGTCGATGTGGTGCGCCGGCGGATCCGGTCGTTGACGGTCCAGGAGAAGGACGCGATCGCGGCGCGGCTGGCGGCCTAGGCCTCGATCTGTGGGGCGGCCTGGACGAGGTACGCGGACGCGGCGGCGGCGGTGCGTGCCATGGCCTGCGGGACGAGGTGCCCGTAGGTGCCCACGGTGGTGTCGATGGACTCGTGCCCGAGCCGGTCCTTGACCTCGAGCAGGTTGATGCCGGCGGCGATGAGCGCGGAGGCGTGCCCGTGGCGCAGGTCGTGCAGGCGGGGTCGCTTGGCCAGTGCTGGGGTGATGGGGTTGCCGTGCTCGTCCTGGCGGGAGTTGAGCTTGTCCAGGGTGGGCTTCCAGACGCGGTCGAAGAAGTGGTCGTGGCGTAGGCGTCCGCCGCCGGGCGCGGTGAACAGCAGGTCGCTGGTCGCGCGCCCGTCCATCAGCGGTGCGAGGGCCTCGACGACCTCGGGCGGCAGGGACACGGTGCGCACGCCGGCGCGTGACTTGGGTGGGCCGAGGACGGCGGCCTGGGTGCCGGTGCGCTTCCACGCCTTCGTGATGCGCAGCAGGGGGACTGCGGCGTCCAGGTCGACGTCGCCGACCTCGAGCGCGGTGGCTTCGCCCCAGCGCAGGCCGGTGCCGGCGAGGGTGATGATGAGCGGCTGGTAGCGCACGGGGATCGCGGCGGTGAGGATCGCGAGCTCGCCGGAGGACAGGAAGACCTTGTCGCTCACGCGCTCGACCTGGGGGACGCGCACGCCGCGGCACGGGTTGGTGGTGGCGTGGCCGTCGGCGATGGCGGTGGCGAACGTCGCGGACAGCAGGGCGTGGTGGTTGCGGATGGTCTTGCTGGACAGGCCGCGGTCTGCGCGGAGCCAGGAGTGCCAGCGCACGACGGCTTCGCGGCCGACGAGGTTCACGGGCAGTTCGCCGATGGGTTGGCCGTCCAGGGCGCGGTCGATGATGCGCTCGTAGTCGTGGCGGGTTCCGTCGGTCACGTCGGTGAGGCGGGCAACGTGGGCGCGCGCGGCCTCGGTGACGGTGGGGGTGGTGGCGCTCGCGGTGGACTGTGCGGCGAGCAGCTCGAGGGCGTCGGCGGGGCCGTACCGGTCGATGAGTCGGACGACGGCTTGGGCGTCGCTGATGCTCGCGACGGTCACGGATTTCTGGCGGCCGTCGAGGCGGAATGAGACGCGGTAGGTGCCGCTGGGGCGTGCCTGGATGCTCGCCACGGTTACCTCCGGGGTTCTCCGGGAGGCCTCCGGTGTTGCCTGGCGGTGTTGCCTGGCTCTCCGATGTGCTTGCGACACGGCCTCTGACCAGGCACTATACAGGTGCGGAAGGCGGGACTTGAACCCGCTGACGACGTGTCCTGACGTGCTCAGGTTTCGGCGTTGCCGCAGGTCAGAGGCGTTTCGGGGGTTGCTCCGGGTGTCTCCGACGACGCCCAATCCGCCTCCGGGTGTTGCCTAGGCAACGCCCCGACGCCTCGGAGCCACCATGAAGCGCATCGCCCTCGTCCTTCTCGCGGCCCTGGTCGCGTCGCTCGCCGTCATCGCCCCCGCTCAGGCGTCGAGGAGCATCGACGGCCCCGGCCCGGCCATCCCGCAGGCATCCGGTGCGCCCTCGATCAAGCCCTGCGTGACGACGACCTGGCGCTCGCACTACTGGCACCGGCCGAAGACCAAGCGCGGCGAGCGTTGCTACGCCACCCCGGACATGTGGGTGTCGCGCTACTGGCCGCAGGTCGGCGTGCTCGCCGTCGGCCGGCACGTGTACCCGGTCTACCGCCGCACGGTCTGAGCGGCCGCTAGGCTGCGACCGTCGGCCACGGGGGCCGGGGGAAGCGGGGGTTCGTCGTGAAGCGCTGGGCGCTGGTCGTTTTGGCTTCGGGGCTGCTTGCCGGTTGCGCGAGTCAGGCCGGGCCGGCCACAGACTCTTCGAGTGAGGCGAGTCCCACCACGCCCGCCCTCGAAACCGCGGCCTGGAACTGTCTCAACCGGAGCCAGCCCGGCCTCACCGTCGGGGACTCCGGCAAGACCGTGACCCTGGACAGCAAAGGCAACGACGACGTCGACGGGGTGAGCTACCAGCAGATCGCCTGCGTGCTCCGCGCGTTGAGCACGCCGGACTCCGTGTTGGCTGACATCGACCAGACGCGTGCTCTTGACGGGCGGCAGGAGGCTTCCTGGGGCTCGTACTCGGCCGTCTGGCGCTACCACCCCGACTCGGGGCTCGAGCTCATCCTCACGCAGGCCTGACGCGCCCCGACCGCGCCGCGCGCCGCTGCTCCCGCAGCCGCCGCCGTCAGGCGTTGAACGCGGCCGCAACGGGTCAACGGGGGTGCCAGGTGGCACCATGGTCAGTAGCCAGGCGACCGAGGGGGTGTGGTGGATGATCGACCGGCGGAAGCTGGCACCGTTGCTGACGGTGGCACACACGGCGATCGCGACGGGTGGCCGCAGGACCACCGTGAGGCGTTGGACGGTCGAGAACGCCGGCGGAGCACCTCTGGTGCACGCCAACGCTCCCCGCGGTTACGGCGAGCCGGTGGTGCCGTTCCTTGGCGTTGTCGAGGCTCACGTACTGCGCGCCTTCCGGGATTTCGGCATCCCGCTGCGGGAGATCCGTGAAGCGGTCGGCACCCTGCGCCAGGAGGCCGGCGGCGAGTACGCCCTCGCGTCACAGGATCTCGCCGCCAGCGGGCTGGATCTGATGGTGCGCCGGGGTGGCGCATGGGAGCGGGCGCGAGACCGTCAGTATCTGCCCGACTTCGCGATCCCGTACCTCAAGGCCATCAGCTACGGCAGTGATGGCCTGGCTGACACGCTGCGACTCAAGGGCTACGACTCGGCCGAGGTCATTCTGGACCCACGGTTCAACTATGGTCGGCCGGTGTTCGCCGGGTCCAAGGCGGCCGTCGAGGATGTCCTGGACTTGTTCTACGCCGGAGAGCCCGTGAACGTGGTTGCCGAGGAGTTCCGGATCGAGCCGGCCGACGTCGAGGCTGCGCTCCGGGCGCACCAGCGTGTCCTCCCGCGCACAGCCTGAGTTCCTTCTCGACCGCTCTTTGACTCCCACGGTCGCGGCCCTTCTGCGGCCGATGGGCTGGACCGTGCACACCCTCGAGGACGTGTACGGCAGAGACGGGGCGATGAAGGCCCTGGACGTCGAGTGGATCGAGTTGGCTGCGGTGAGCGGGTGGTCTGTGCTGACCAAGGACAAGAAGCTCAGGTCGCGCGAACCTGAGAGTGACGCGCTAGAACGCGGCGGGGTCGTGGCCTTCTGTCTGATGCATGGCCGGATGTCACGCAACGATCAGGCGGCGGCGTTCGACCGGCTGTCCAGCGAGATCGGCCGGGTTGCGGCGGCATCGACCGGCCACGGCATCTTCGGCGTGTACCGAACGGGACCGCTTCAGCGCGTCTGGCCGTAGGGCGAGGCTGCAGAGCGCGCGCGCCGCTTGTGCTCCCTCACCCGCCGCAGCCGGTTCACGAGCACGGGTTCGGCCTCGAGCGCCTCGGGTCGGTCCAGTAGCGCGTTGAGCTGCTGGTAGTACGAGGTCGCGGAGCAGTCGAACTCGACGCGGATCGCGGCCTCCTTCGGGCCGTCGCCGTTCCAGCGCAGCTTCGCGAAGTCCAGGATCGCGCGCTCGTGTTCGGTGAGCGTCGCGGTGGTGGTCATGCGCTGACGGTAGGCCGGGCCTCTGACATCTGGTGGGAAGTTCTCGGAGATTCCCTCGCCTTGCTACTTGACAAGTGACAAGGGCGCGCGTATCGTTCTACTTGTCAGCAAGTCGCCGACAGGGAGGAGGTGAAACAGACCATGAACAGAGAGGTGAGGGCACTCGTCCGGGAGCTGGAGCGACAGGGCTTCACGGTGACGATCACCGCCAACGGTCGCTACCGCGTGACCAAGGATGGTGAGTTCGTCACGGTGATCCCTGCGGGGCTCGGTGACCGGCGAGGCCTGCTGAACGCCCGTGCCGCGCTGCGGCGTCATGGCTTCAGGAGGCAATGAGAGAGCCGGAGCCGGGAAGCGATCGAAGCGCCTCCCGGCTCCGGCCAGCCCTCACATCATCCACCACATCAAGCCAAGGAAGGAAGCCATGACCACCGAGTACAACCTCATCATCGAGACCAGCGAGAAGGTCGCCGGCCTCAGCAACGACCGCATCGACGAGATCCTCGAGCCGATGGCCGACTACGGCACCGTCCTGAGCCGTAGCGACCGCGCGCGCTGCGAGCTCACCCTCACCGTGCCCGCGGTGTCGCTGCGCCAGGCCGTCACGACCGGCATGGCGCTCGTCCAGAACGCGGTCGGGCACAAGTACCACATCGTGTCCGTGGAAGCGATGACGACGAAGGAGTTCGACGAGCGGTCGACCGCAGCGCGGCCGCTCCCGATGCCCGACCTCGTCTCGGTCACCGAGGCCGCGCAGTCCCTCGGGGTGTCGCGGCAGGCAGTGCAGCAGCGCATCGACGCCGGCACCATCCCGGCCACGCGCGTCGGCACGACCTGGGTGATCCCCGCGGGCGCGCTCGCGGCCGTGGGCGATGTCGACTTCGCCAAGCTGGGGGCGGCGGCAGCAAC